TGATTGACGGTAAAGAAATTGAAAGATGTGGCGATACTTGTATTTTTGAACAAAAAGGATTGAAGCCAGAGGTTGATTTTACCCAGGAGGATATAATTAGCCATTCAACTGGGAAGATTTCAGAGAACACATACATAGTCGGGATTTTAAATAATTATAAAAATTATTTCGGGAAATCTAGGGTTGTAGTAATCAAATCTCAACTTGGACAGCCGATAGCCGCATATTCTGGTGACGAGGTGTTCTGGAAAATCCCGGACGATCTACCTAAAATGACAAAGTTAATGATTGACGGAAAAGCTCTTTATATCCACAGGGCGAACTTCCAGATTATTGACAAAGAATTGCTGCGATAAAATAACCAAATCCGTTTCAAAACTTCTCATCCGATAAAATATAGGCTAAATCCAAGAAAATTGAATTTTGATAAAAGAAATTAATTAATTGTGGAGAAAGGAAACAAAGAAAATGAACAGACCATTATTTGAACCAGGAGATATCGTGCAGCACTTTAAGAGAGAAACCATCGAGAATCCGCATGATAATGAATACCTGTATGAGATTGTCGGTTTTGCTAGGCATACGGAAACAGGAGAAGACCTAGTGATATACAAAGCCCTGTATGGCAGTAAGCAATTATACGCCAGACCGAAAAATATGTTTTACAGTGAGGTAGATCGTGAAAAATATCCAAATGTGAAACAGAAATATAGGCTCGAGAAATATCATGGAGTGGTGTACGTATAATGGATTTCAAGCAGACTTACTTTTCCATCTGGCAGGAAATATGGAACCTCCACAAGAAGTATGCCTTTATCTCAAAGGATGATATTCCACAGTGGGAAAATCTCACCATGGAAGCAAGCCAGATTCACGATAAATACGCTGATTCGGTCGGAGCAAAATTTGCCGAAGCTCTTTTGTTTGCTGTGACTGCGGAAATTGATAGAAAAGCGAAATAGGGCTTCCAGAATACGTCCCAAGGTGGTACAATATGGGTATCATACTAAGGAGGGGGATATTTATGGCACTGATTAAATGTCCAGAATGCGGAAAGGAAATAAGTGATAAAGCGGCAAGTTGCCCGAACTGTGGATTCCCGATAACACAGGGAAATGTAACACAGGAACCGCCACAGAAGCAAAAGGAATACGACATTGAGATGTTGGATTCTATGAGAATCAAGGCTTCAAAAGCGAATATTGAGGTTTACTACAAAGGAAATTTGTTACTTGAAGCAAATCCTATGGATTTTGTATTGAATTATGATAAGGAAGAACCAGACGATTTAGGGAGAGTACAGTTGAAAGTTGCTTTTTCAATTCCGAAATACGCAAAGCCTTTCAAAATTTGCTTATCAACAGGTTCTTCCGCATATGAACAGGCAAAAGAATTTACAACAGAGATTGCGGAGCGGTACTTCAAAAAACAATATGTTGTTGAATGGTATATGTTAGACAAGAGTGTAATGGATAATTGCGACAGGGGCGAAGCAAACAAGGCCAGAACAACTATTGAGAATATCGAAAAACCTAAAACATATTCTGCACCAGAACCACAGTACACGCCACAGCCGACAGCTACCAAGAAAAAGAAAAAAGGGGGATGCGCAAACTATTTTGGTTTTATCTGCCTTGTGTTTATTCTAATTGGCTGGTATTCATCTAAAACAGAGAAAACAGCAGATACATCCAAAACGCAGACGGAAAAATCCAGTAGTTACGAAAGAAAAGCAACTCCTACAGTAGAAGAGAAAAAACAGAATGTGGCTCCAATTACTTTTGATGATGAATTACAAACATTTAATTCTGGTGAATATTCTTATATCACTGACAGCGATTTATATAAATATGCAGTCAATATGAGCGGAGCTAAAATTTATACTGTAGCAACAATAAGTGAGATTAAAGACAATAAGGTGCAAGTTACTATTGGTGATAAATACATGATGAGTAATTTTAATGTATCTGATAGTAAATTGTATGCAAAATATGAAAGCGGTCTTAAAGATGATGATGTGGTTGCTATTCTTGGAACAGTATCAAATGTAGATTCATGGGGATTTATGGGAGATTCCATAAATTTAGAGAATTGTATGGTATTTGCAAAAGGTGATGAAGCTAAAAGCTATAAAAAGGATGCTTCAGATGATAGTTTATCACAGTATTTTGTAGTGACAGAAGAAGTTGCTAATTCAAAAGAAGTTTCAGAGGACGAATACAAGGCACTTTGCCAGACGTTAGATTATAATGATATATTGAGAAATCCAGACAGTTACGATAAAAAACATTGTGTTGTCTCTGGAACAATAGATCAGTCATTAGAAGGAATATTCGGTGGATATACGTTGTATATTGTTGACGGAAACGGTAATAAATGGGATTGTTCATATAGCTATGAGGATGGCGAAACACATTACCTAGAAGGAGATTGGGTAACCGTATACGGAACTTGTAGCGGAACATTAAATTCTACAACACTTCTTGGGAAACAAGTTACATTGCCAAGCATAGATGTTGAATACATTAACTGATAAAATTAGGCTAGGGATTTCTCCCTAGCCTTTTTAACCCTTAAAAACTCGCCCACATTCCTTGCACTGATATTTGGTAGAAAACAGACCATGACCGATTATCTGGACATTAGCACTTCTGCAAGACCATTTTGGACATTTTATTTTTCCTGTTATCTTGTCTATTTTCTTTCTTTTTCTCATTTAAAATCCCCCTCTTTAGTATGATATACATATTTTACCACTCTAACATGAATAGTGGAATAGGAAATTTGAAAAAAGTTAAAATAATGCTTGACAGGATTGTTGCTACACACTATACTAGGATTGTAGCAACGAAAAAAGAGAGGTGATATAAATGGCTGCTATGAAAATCGGAACAAAATTAACTGACAATCCAAAAGACTATATGTTAAGGACAAGATTAGACAAGAAAACTCTTCAAAAACTGGATGCTGTTGCACTTGAAAAGGCTACTACAAGGTCTGAAATTGTAAGAATTGGGATTGAAATGCAGTATGATAAAATGTTCCAGAGTGATAAAAAATAAGAGATTCCCGACCGACCAAAGTTAAGAATCTCTTAAATGCTTCTGCCACCAAATAGGAGGCTATACAAATTATAACACTGTATACCTCCTGTTTGCAAATAAAAAATTAAAATTTCACAGGAGGATTTTTATATATGAACGAAATCACAATTAACACAGCAAGCCAGACACCTATTGAGATTGCACTTGGTATTGATGAAGAGGGTATGACTACTGCCAGAAAGTTATATGCTTTTCTTGAGTTAGCGCCACAAAATTTTGCTAGATGGTGTAAGAGAAACATTGCAGAAAATGATTTCGCAACCGAAAATGAGGATTATTTGCGACTCTTCCTTGAGGAGGAGACACCGACAGGTGGCGTTATTCAAAGAGAAGATTATAAACTCTCTGCCAGCTTTGCAAAGAAACTTTCTATGCAGTCAAAGAGCGCTAAAGGTGAACAAGCCAGACAATATTTTCTCAAAGTAGAGGACAAATTAAAAGAAACAGTTCGCCACCCAGTACCAATGACTATTCCCGAACAGATTCAGCTTCTAGCACAGGGAAACGTAGAACTGAATAAGCGGATTGACGATATTCAGACAGAGTTTGAGACTTTGAAAATGGATTTACCGATTCTCCCGATTGAAGCGGAGAAAATCACGGAAGCCGTAAAGAGAAAAGGAACACTGGTACTTGGTGGCAAGGAATCCAATGCTTACAATAGCCGTTCCATTCGCCAGAAGGTTTACAGTAACATTCATTCCAACCTGCGCTACCAGTTCCAGGTCAAAAGCTACAAGGCAATTAAGAGAAGCCAGGTTGAACAGGCGGTCAAGATTATTGGAGAATATAAACCGCCAGTTTTCTTGAAGAATGAAATTGATACAGAAAATGCACAGCAGAGATTCTTTTAATTAGATTTTCACAGGGATACACAGGAGGAAAAATAAAATTTCCAAAAATATAGAAAATCTAGTTGACTTTTGCTAGCAACTATTATATTATATTGCTAGCAACTAAAAGAGAGGTGATTTTGTGGTTGCTAGAAAAGATGGCTCCGAATACTTTAAAAAGCGTCGTGAAACTATCGGACAGTTTAGTGTTTCAGTGAAACGAGAAAAACTCGAAGCATTGGATAAAAAACTGAAAGAAAAAGGTCAGACAAAGACCGCATGGCTAAACGAAAAGATTGACGAAGAAATCGGAGAATAACTGAAAATGGGTATCCGCTAGCCCTAGGAAAGTTGACGGATACCCACACCAAAAAGGTATATGTAAATATTACTACAATATACCTCCATGGGTCAACTATTTTTTCTTGAATTGGAGGGATTTTCTATATGAACGAATTACAGATTTTTAATAATCCAGAATTTGGAAATATCAGAACAACTATGATTGACGGAGAGCCTTGGTTTGCTGGAAAAGATGTAGCAACGGCACTTGGATATAAAAATACTGCGGATGCTATCGGAAAGCATGTAGACTTTGACGATAAGCTGACATCGCAAATCACGATTGCAGGTCAGAAAAGAGATGTAACGGTAATCAACGAATCCGGTCTTTACGCCCTTATTTTCGGAAGCAAGTTAGAATCCGCAAAGAAATTTAAGTCGTGGGTTACAAAAGAAGTACTCCCATCCATTAGAAAGACGGGAACCTATGATTATCCAGTTCTTTCTGGAATCTCCAAAGAATTACAGGCAGTTATCGTAGTAGACAAGCGAGTAACCCAGGTAGAGAAAAAAGTTGATACAGTGAAACAAGAATTGGAAGATTTTAAACAGGATTTACCGCTTCTTGGAGTAGAAATGGATAAGGTAACAAATGCCGTGAAATCAAAAGGAACAAAAGTCTTGGGTGGAAAGTCTAGCAACGCCTATAAGAATGGTTCCTTGAGAGCAAAGCTGTATAGAGATATTCATAATGAGGTGCGCAGACAGTTTGGCGTGACTACATATAAGGCAATCAAGCGTAAACAGTGCGAAAAAGCGATAAAATTGGTTGAAGATTACAAGCCACCGATTTATCTGGCAGAACTGATTGACAACGAAAACGCACAGCAGAGATTCTTTTAATTAGATTTTTACAGGGATACACAGGAGGAAAATAAAATGACAGAAAATATGGATAGAGAAAACACAATGTTCGAAGTAGAAGACACTATTGATAAAATCAAGTTTCTTGTGGATGATTTCATGGAACAGTATGGATTTAACAGCACAGAAGAGATGGACAAAGAGAAAAGATTTTTCTTTGCATATAACAAGCAATTTATGACAATGAAACTGTTGACTTTGAGCGATTATGCCAATAAAGCAAGACAGAAATTTAAGGATCTTAAATCTATGGAGCAGAAAGCGTGATCGTATGGCAAACAGAATCCAGTTCAATGACTTTCAGAAAAAGAGTGTGTACGCCAAGTGCAACGGAAAATGTGCGATATGCGGTAAGCCTGTCAAATTTAAGAAAATGACAATCGACCACATTATGCCGTTGTCTCGGGGCGGCACCAATGATATTAAGAATCTGCAACTGGCGTGTAAGCGTTGCAACAGCATGAAGAGCAACATGACAATGGATGATATGATGGGGCAGATTTCCGAGATTTTGAAGTATAACCGCAAACAGAAGTTGATTAGAGCGTTAGGAGGAATTGTGGAATGAATTACTATAAGACAGAGATTATTAATCTCGTACAGAATTGTGATAATAGCCACTGGCTAGAAGTGATTTATACGTTTGTAAAAAGATTATTGAAATGATACCATAGTATACTGAATGATACTTTCACCGTATGTTATACTATAAAATCATAATAAGCAAATTTTAAAGCGTTTACCTTTCGGGGTAGGCGCTTTTTTGTTGCCAAAAATGAGGACAAATTTTTGAATTTTTCTCTTTATAGTATGAAACTTTAAATAAATTAAGGGGGATATATCCCCCTTTCTGAGGGTTAGCATATGGCAGAAGCATTTTTAAAAGTGGATGGGGTAGCATTGCCTTGTCCTTCTTCTTTTACATGGGGGTTACAGGATATATCGGCGGCAGAATCTGGCAGAACAGACGATACGACCATGCATAAAAATAGAGTTGGACAGAAACGAAAGCTGTCTGTAGGTTGGAATGGCCCAGATTGGGACACTGCTTGCAAAATTATACAGGCAGTAAATCCAGAGTACATACAGGTCACATATCCAGACTTGCTGTCTGCGAACAAGCACGAAACCAGAACATTTTATGTTGGTGACAGGGAATCACCCTTTAAGTGCTGGTGGATAGGCAATGAGCGCATGGAAGGACTTAAATTTGATTTTATCGAGAGGTAAAATATGCGAAATTTATCAACGGAATTTAAAGAACAACAGAATAGTGGGAACCGTAACTATCTGAAATATGCAGATTTTACCTTTACGGACGGAAGTACATTATCCATTACCGACAAAGACTTATGGTCTAATGGCTTCAAATTTGAGGATGCAGTATCGCAAAGTGGTTCTTTTGATATCGGCGCAGCTATCGTAAATAAGCTGACATTGCAGATCAACAACTTTTCTGGCAAGTACACAGATTACATCTGGGACGGAGCGAGAGTTGTTTGCCATATTGGGCTTGAATTATCTACTGGTATTGAGAAAATCCGTATCTGCACTATGACAGTAACAGATGCCCCATACCAGAACACAGCTATTATCAGCCTAACTTGTGAAGATTCCATGCGATTATTTGATCGTGATTATTCAGAAAGTAAGCTGACTTATCCGGCAACTAGATTACAGATCATCCAGGATGCTTGCGAGGTGTGCGGAGTAACACTGCAATCAACAAGATTTGATAACGATGATTTTGTAATCCAGAATCGACCAGATGATAGCAGCATTACTTTCCGACAGGTAATTGCATGGGTAGCACAGATGGGCTGCCAGTGGGCGAAAACAGATGCATACGGCAGATTATGCCTTGACTGGTACAAAAATGAAGTACCGGAAAATTTTTATAATAAGGCAGAAGTACCATGGAATGATATTGAAGGGAAAGACATCTTAGATACCGCTGGTGCACAGATTATCACTGTTATGCAAAAGGGTATTACAGCCATAGATACGAATGGATTCACACCATGGTTGTATGATGTTGAAATAACAGGCATAAAAGTTGCAGAATACGTTGAAAATTCTTCTAAAAATGAAGCGAAAACATATCAGTCGGGGAAAACTGGCTATGTTATCGAAATCAGTGATAATAAGCTAATTCAAGAGGGCTCCGGGGAGAAAATCTGCCAGATTATCGCAGACAGGTGCGTGGGGCTAAAATTCAGACCATTTACTACAGGCGCATTGACTAATATAGCATGGGAAGCTGGTGACACCATTGAGATTTCCGACAGAAACGGGAAACAGTATAAGAGCTTCCTAACTTCTGTTACTTTGAATCCAGGCGCATTTGAGCAACTTGAATGCAGTGCTAAGAGTGTATCTAGGAATAAGCAGAAACAGTATACACTTAACCAACAGATGCAAGCTGAAAACAAAAAGAACTTAAAAGATGAACGTACCGCCAGAGAAAAGGCACTGGAAGAATTATCACAACGCCTTGCGGAATCTTCTGGAACATACACGACAGTAGAAACACAGCCGGACGGAAGCAAAATCTATTATCTTCATAATAAGCCACAGTTGTCCGATTCTGATATTATATGGAAAATGACTGCGGAAGCATGGGCTGTTTCTACAGATGGTGGGCAACATTGGAATGGTGGCATGACAGTTGATGGTGATGTGATTGCCAGAATACTTACGGCTACAGGTGTTAATGCAGATTGGATTAATACGGGAACCATTAAGGCTATTGATAAAGATGGAAACATAACTTTCCTGGTTGATGTAACAACAGGAAGGGTTGTTATTAATGCGGATTCCGTACAAGTCAAGGGAAAAGATGTTAATGCGATTGCAAAGGAAAAAGCAGAAACAGAAGTAAATAATTTTATAAGCAATACATACACAACTGATATCAATAATTTGCAGTCTCAAATCGACGGACAGATTGAGACTTTTTTTTATGACTATGAACCGACCTTGCAGAATATCCCGGCTTCCGAGTGGACTACCAACGAAGAACGAAAGAAACATGAGGGCGACCTATTTTACTGGAAATCCAGGGGATATGCGTACCGTTTTATGCAAGATGGGGCAACTTGGAAATGGCAATTGGTACAAGATACCGATATCACGTTAGCACTTGCCGCCGCAGAAAAAGCGCAAGATACGGCAGATCATAAGCGCAGAGTATTCGTAGTTCAGCCAGAGCCACCTTATGACATTGGAGACTTATGGACACAAGGCTCTAATGGTGATTTGATGAGATGTAAAGTTGCCAGAGCAAGCGGTTCTTATTCTGCTTCAGATTGGGAAAAGGCTTCAAAATACACAGATGATAGTTCTTTAGATTTATTTATCAATGGCGTTTTTAAAGATTCTCTTAATTCTTTAAAAACACAGATTGATGGAAAAATTGAAACTTGGTATCAGCCAAACGACCCTTCTCTTAAATGGACAAAAACAGAGGAACAACCATGGTGCGATATTGACGGAAACAAGATTCTGGATGAATCCGGGAATGAAATTATCTTGGTATGGGAATCAGAGAAAGCAGAGCATGAAGGTGACCTTTGGCACAATACTTCTGATAACACTCAATGGATTTACAAATCCGGTATTTGGCAACCACAATCCATACCAAATGAGCTGTTAGACAAGATAGATGGGAAGTCATCTGTCTATATGGTTCAGCCAAAACCGCCATATTACGAAGGTGACTTGTGGGTGACAACCAATAGTGAAGGAAAGGCTTCCCTCAAAACATCCACTGTAAATCGTGTTGGCGGAGCGTTTGACGCATCCGATTGGATTGATTTCAAGTATGCAGACAAAGACGATATTAAAAATGCAATTGATAAGTATGATACCAGTCTTGGACAGGATGAAGTGTTCAATAAACTCACAAAAGGCGGCACTGAACAGGGAATCTATATCAAAAATGGAAAAGTATACATTAATGCAAAATATATTCTGGCTGGACTGCTTGCTGGTGAGAGAATCAATGGTCGAGGACTGAAAGTTATTGATGACGACAATAATGTGACTTTAGAAATCGACAGCAACGGAAATGTTATTCTAGCTCCAAAGACTTTTTCGCTACAAGGAAAGACGGTCGATGAGATTGCTAATAGCTCAGCAAAATCAGCTGTCGATGGACAGACACAAGTCGATATTTTCAGCAAGCTTACCAATGGTGGCAAGGCACAGGGAATTTATTTAGACGAAAACGGAAACATTTATGTAAATGGACAATTTATTAAAGCGTTGAGCATAGCCACTAATGCTCTAGCAGCTGGTTCTATTACCACAGAAAAATTAGATGCTAAGGCGGTCACGGCTGAAAAAATGTCCTTGAATGAGCTTGCGGCAATTGGAGCCACTATAGGCGGATTTACGATTCAAAACAACAGAATTTATAATAAAAAAAATGGAACCCTACAGATTTCCGTAGGAAATGAATATAACGCTCCATCAATGCTTGCTATGGATGCACAAGGACAATTTATTAAATACAGCGCAAGTGGTATTGCATCCTCTTACGCTAACTCATTAAATTTAACACCACATAATACAACAACAGAAAGTGGCTTTACAGACGGTTCAAAACATTATCTGGGAAGAACACAATTCAATTCAGATGTTAGTATTTTTGGCGATTTTAAGGTTTCCGGCACAAAATCCATAATAGCAGAAACAGAAAACTATGGAGAACAACTGTTTTACTGTTACGAGACACCAACTCCGACTTTGGGAGATTTTGGTGGTGGAGTGATTGGAAAAGACGGAATAGCAATTATCTCAATTGATGATATATTCCAGGAATCAACAGAAACAGCAATTGAATACTATGTGTTCCTTCAAAATGAAGGAGAGGGGCAGTCTTGGGTATCTGAAAAAGCAGATACCTATTTTGTTGTAAAAGGAACACCTGGACTTCGGTTTGCATGGGAATTAAAGGCAAAGCAGAAGAACAAAGAATTTATACGGTTCAACGCCGGAAAAGAAGACAGAGAAGTTAATTTCCGATTGAACGACATTGAGAATGAAATGTTCTCGGAAAGAGAAAAATTAATTTCAGAAATGGAAGGAGAATTATTATGAGCGTGATTAAAAAGCTTACATCATTTATGAAACTGTCAACAGGAGAGGGCGATAGAATCGCCTTTACCTACTCAACGATTGATACCGAAAGTGGAAAGGTTTTGAGCCAGAACGAGAAAGGAAATTTTCTCATTTTTGATGAGGGGCTGTCGGCAAATATTAAGGCAATCGAAGACTATATTAACAAAAATCAACTGAATTAAAGGAGGACAACAACATGCCAAAATGGACTGAATACACATCAAAAGATACGTTAGCGGATAATGACGAAGTAATGTTGTATGATGCAACCGGGAAAGCGAACAAGCGCGGACTAATGAGTAAATTTTGGGATTATGTCGTTGATAAAATGTCAACGGCTGTTATCTCGAAATTGGAGACAAATAATAAGACAATCATCGGGGCAATAAATGCACTAAATGGTGATAAGGTGCCGAAAAAAGTCTTAAATCTTAGTGATGAAGCTAGTGCCAGCACTATACTTAATAGCGTAAGCGCTGGCGATGGTTGTAATTTACTTCCTGTATGGGGAACAATTGGCGGATTGTACAGCGGCTGGGCTTGGGGGATTGTACTCGCTGGGCAAAACAATATAAATTTCATTGGGGTGGAAAACGCTTCGAAAAAATTAGCGGCAGCGCAGTATTCTAATGGTAAATGGGTAAAAATATTATGACAGTGAGCTAAGATAAAAATGGCTTTAATTTAAATTCCATTCTCCCAAGTTCCGGTTGTATTTAAAAGTTACAGTTAAAAATTATAAAATTTTTCTTCTGTACACATCGGAATACCATGAACCAGAGTATATTTGCAATGTATTTTTATCAATAAGTTTGAACTCATCATTAGTGCTACTAATTATTGACCAATAATCAACATAATTTCCAAGTAAACAGTATTGACCGGTTGAGGCGAAAAACTCATAGACGCCAAAACTTAATGCAGATAAATCTACTTGATAGAAGTTTGTTTCTCCGGTATATCCTATTTTTTCAATCTTTGTCTCACTATAGAGTTTATTGGAGAAGTAAGAAAAAAATAACAAAACACTACCAAACATAAAATGAATATGCTATAATCAGCATATCAAAATCGGAACGACAAAAAAGGGAGCTGAGTTCCCGACTACCAATCAAAAAACTCAGCTCCAAGCACCACAAAGGGTACAGTATTATTATAGCACAGTACTCTCCCTTTGTGAACCCAAAAGGAGGGATTTTTATGATGAGAGAACAATTTTCAAATGAATTCACCGTCAAACTTTACGGAAAAGTGTCTGATGAAGTCTTAAAACTTGTCCAGAATGAATTGTTTCTTCACGTACAGGACTATGATATTGAACGTAGGGAAACAGCCATTGGTAAATACAAGGGGTATCTGCCAGAATGTTTTAAGATTTATCTTGTAAGTCGAAAAATTGAGGGACTAAGTAACAAAACAATTGAATTATATCAAATGTATCTGGATGATTTCTTTTCTCGAATGGATAAAGATATTTCTGATATTACTTCAAATGATATTCGAGCATATTTGTATTACACACAGAAGGAACGGAATATTAGCAATCGTACATTGGATAGTCGCAGGTCAGCGCTTCATGCTTTTTTCGAGTGGGCTGCAAATGAGGGGTATATCGGGAAGAATCCTTGCAGAGCAATAAAAGTTATTAAGTATGAGAGAAAAGAACGAGAAGGACTTACGGCTATTGAATTGGAAAAAGTTAGAATGGCCTGAAAAAATATTCGAGAAAAAGCACTTGTAGAGTTTCTTTACAGCACTGGTGCCAGGGTTACGGAAACTTGCACAATTAAGATTTCTGATGTGGACTTTGAAAAAGGAGAAGTATGGTTATTTGGAAAAGGAAGTAAGCACAGGAAATCATACATTACAGCAAAGTGCGCCTTGTATCTTTCCGAATATCTCAATAGCAGAGATGATAAATCCGAATATCTTTTCGTATCGGAAAGAAAGCCACACAATTCTTTAAAGAAAGAAGCTATCGAGAGAGTTATAAGGAATCTCGGGAAACGATCTGATATTGGAAGAGAGTTATTTCCACATTTGTTTAGACATACAGTTGCCACAGATATGATTCAAAAATCAATTCCTGTTACTGATGTCCAGAGAATGCTTGGCCATGTTAGTGTAAATACCACTATGATATACGCAAAAGTAAAAGATGAAGATGTGAAGTATAATCACCGTAAATATATAGGATAAAGAGTTTGTGCTAAAGAGCATTCCATTTGGGGTGCTTTTTATTATGCACTTTTTAACCTCAATAATGAAAGGAGAACATACATGAATATCAATACCTCATTAATCAGCAACAACAACAGTTACGCAGGACAAACACCTCTGTATATTGTTATTCATAATACAGATAATACAGCCAAGACAGCAGACGCTAAGGCACACGCCACTGCACAGCATAACGGCAATTTTAAAGGCTATTCAGCCCATGTATTCGTTGATGATAAATCAGCATACCAAGCCTTGCCGTATAATCGTGGAGCATGGCATGTTGGGGTAAATTACGGCGGTAAGCTTTTTGGAACTGTAAACAATCACAACTCTATTGGAATTGAAATGTGTATGAATGCCGGATATAACTACGAAAAAGCATTCCATAATACCGTTGATGTGTGTAAGCAGCTTATGAAGAAATACGGAATCCCAGCAAGCCGAGTAGTGCAGCATTACGATGTGTGCGCTAAGAATTGTCCATCCGTTATCCGCGGAAAAGGTGACTGGGATAGATTCAAGAAGCTTATTTCTAGCGAAACCACAACAACATCAACCACAAAACCGACAGCAAAGGTTGACAAGTATTACCGTGTCCGCAAGACCTGGAAGGATTCCAAGAGCCAGATCGGTGCTTACAAGTCACTGGAAAATGCGAAAAAAGCTTGCAAGGCGGGATATACTGTGTTTGATTGGAACGGAAAAGTAGTGTATTCCATGACAGCAAAGAAAAGTGTAGCCCAGGTTGCAAAAGAAGTCATTAACGGCGAATGGGGAAATGGACAAGATAGACGAGACCGCCTGGAATCTGCTGGCTATAATTACACAGAAGTGCAGAAAAAAGTCAATGAATTACTGAAATAATAATACTCCCGGGTTTTTCCCGGGAGCTACTTAAATGTTGTATATTCTTCAAATTCGTTTCTTATTTTCGCAAAGTCTTTTCTTCTGATAGGCACAGTATTCCCAGAAAACATAAGGAACGAATCGTTTATTTCTTTTACCTCGTCCATGTTTATTATGTAGCTCTGGTGACATCTCAAGAATCTGGAATCCAGTAATTCTTCAATATCAGACAGTTTACACCGTTCCGTATAAACCACACCGCAAGTGCAGTGAATAATGATGTATTTGTTTCGGCTCTCAATATATTCGATATTTTGAAATTCCACCCGATGAATAAAGTCTTTTCCTTTTATCATAAGAGTGCTTTTGCTGATATGTTCCAGAGCATGATTGAAAGCAGTATACATTCTACCGTTTTCAGATCCTTTTATAATATAGTGTACCGGGAGTATATCAAGAGCTTCAAAAACATACTCTTTATGGGCTGTCCAGAAAATAATATTTCCGTTATATCCGCTGGATCTCAATTCCTTTGCAACTTCAATTCCATTTTCTTCTTTTAAAACAATATCCAAAACTACAATGTCATACCATTCGCCATCTGCCACATCATCAATAAGTGGCTGCCCTTTATCATACGGAGTAATCAATGCTTTTACATCACCATTTCGTTTGAGAAAATTATTAATCCGATGCATAAATATATCAATCTGGATTTCGTTATCATCACATATTGCGATTCGCATTCAAATCATCCCTTTTTACGTAAAATTCGCCACCAGAGGTGCTAATTTCGCCATTTCCTGCGTGATTGTATTTTTTTGATACAATGTTATTGTAATACATTAAGATGATAGTGTAAAGGGGATGGATTCATGGAGAAACATAAAAAAATCATAATTGTGTTTATACTGATATTCGTGCATGTGCTCTTGATTCAATATGTTTACTTCTGCCCGGATCGTAGTATTATCTTTGGGAGGAATAAAACTATCGAAACTGGAAAAGCAGAGGTAAAACAGGTTGTTCATGAACGCTATAAATCCCTCGCAGACAAGCATCCAGCCCCTTTATTTCTATCTATTACTATTACGATTTGGAAAAGCAAAAATCACAATATTTACACAAAAAGACTTATAGTTCATAGAAAAATCAGGAGAAACCAGTTTGCCAGGAAAGATTTAAGCGGAGATGATTCCGTCCCATTATATGGTTATGAAAACATGATATAATTCAATAAATAAGAACAGATGTTTGGAATATTGGGAGGGATTTACGTGGATTACAAGAAAGAAATTATTGAGATGATAGAAAAATGCACGAATAATCATTGGATAGAAGTGATTTATGTATTTGTGAAAAAGTTAATTGGATAGTGTAAAAAAAGACAAGGGTTTGCGCATTACCCTTGTCTTTTCTTTTACTTATCAGAAATCATGTCAATTAGTTTTTCCAAGTTGTCCCAACCATCATCATCCAATCTGGCTAACGCAGACACGAGACGATGCCTAAAAGAATCTTCTCCAGATTTCATTACGTCTGCAAGCATGGCAGAAATTTGCTTGTCTTTAATCCCAGGTGTAAACATTTCGCCATTACCAGTACGAATCCATTCTTCGTTGACATCAAATTCCCTACATATAGATTTGATAACTGCATCAGTTGGAGTTCTAAGACCAGTTTCGTAATTAGTAACAGTGTTGCCTTTCACTCCAATTATTTCTCCAAATGCTGTTTGTGTAAGATTTTTTAATTTGCGCACTTGCTTAATCCTATCTTTCATTTTTTTCACCTCCTGATGATAATATATCACAAAAAACTCACAAAGTCAATATTTACTGTTGACATCTAACTCGCAACGTGATATTATAAACTCACGAAGTCAAGGAAGGGGGCGAGCCAAAGTGTTGAATAACTTAAAAAAAGCTCTTGATGATAAAGGAATTACAATCAGAGCGTTTGCAAAGGTTCTTGGTGTTGATGAAAGGACTATTCAGAACAAGATAAAGGGTAAAACACCTTTTACATATCCAGAAGCAGTTCTTTCTAAAAAAGAGCTTTTTCCAGAATATGATCTGGAATATCTGTTTAAAGAAGAATAGCAAAAAACTGACAGGAGTGCTGTCCTATCAGTTCTTGCCTAAATTTGTTTACCTTATGTGTTTTGCAGACTGAACGCACTTGTTCAGTCACATAAGCAGCACCAAATGTTTCTTGAAACACTTCGCCACTTACGCAGTTTTAGTTCTGCGATTGAGTAAAAAAAGATTAGCTGCCCATTAGTTGGCGAATGTAGGAATTTTGTTCAATACGGTGAACGAAATTGCTTAACGTACTTTGGTAACGCAGGTTACTCTGCTTGCGACCTACAATAAGGAACAGGGCAAATTCAAAAGTTGGGTCAAAACAAACAACTCCTTTCATTGCCCATTATTTGGGTATGAAAGAATTTTAACACATAGGAAAAATATTTTCAACACAAAACGGAATTGAAAATCAGATTAAGAAAGGAGTGATAAACACGAACCAGTTAGTGCATATTGGAAATTCAGATATCTCAATAAAAGAGTATAACGGTCAGCGAGTTGTTACATTGAAAGATATTGACATGGTACACGGCAGACCAGACGGAACGGCAAGGAAGAGATTCAACGACAATCGAAATCACTTTATTGAAGGAGAAGATTTCTTCGTTATAACTCAGCCGTCCGAAATTCGGACGCTTGGTTTGGAAAGACCACAAGGCGGCGTCCCAGAAAAAGTTGTCCTTGCCACAGAACAAGGATATCTAATGTTAGTAAAGTCTTTCACAGACGATTTAGCATGGGATGTTCAGAGACAGCTTGTAAATGGGTACTTTAAAACCAAAGAAACTGTAAAAAGGGCATTGTCACCAGAACTTCAAATGTTACAGGGGCTACTTTCACAAATGGTAGAGAAAGAACTTGCCGACAAAGAAAGAGACAGGCAGATTTTAATTGCCAAAGAAACCGCAGATAAAGCTGTTGCAACTACAGAGAACATCAAAGAAGCGGTTAAGCCTGTATTTGATAACTGGCGTTCAGAAATTAATTCTAAATTCAATCGCATACAAAAAGGTGCTGGAGCAGAGTTTAAAATGCTTAGAACAGAAATGTACACAGAATTAGAACGCCGGGCTGGATGTGATCTGAATACAAGATTAAGAAATAAGCGAAAACGCATGGCTGAAAATGGTTGCACCAAAACAGAGATTAATTCACTAAACAAAATGGACGTCATCGATGACGATAAAAAGCTGCGAGAGATTTTCTCCAAAATCGTAACTGAATACGAAATTAAATATTGTGCGTAGAAGAAAGGAAGTGAAATAGATAATGTCAGAAAAAGAAAAAAAAATCGTAGAAAAGCTGAAAGAAGCAATTCCGAAAATGTCAGAGTTTGATAAAGGATACATTCTCGGGAAAGTGGAAAGCTTTTCCGAAAAAGAGGATGAAGAAGCTGACAAAAAGGAAAGTTCTTAAAGGAGGTGAGAAAGTGAATATTCCTAGCGAAACTATTGTAAAGTTCAAAAACGGAACAGAGTTACATATGCCTTCCGGCATATACGAAAAAATTTCTTTCGATAAAGATTCAATTATGGAACTTAAGTGGGAAGAAAACGGCATAGACTACAAGGTACAGTTTTTCTTTGATGATGTACTCTATATTGCAGAGACAACACAGAGTACATCTAAAGGTTAAAATGGTCGTTTGACAGAAGAACAATTGTTTACTTTCTTTTTATCCAACTCATTAAGAAAGTAATTCTCATCATGGGAATTGAGAAGTTTGGAAAAATCTGTACGATATTTAAAATATTTTTGACAGATATGAGAATCATCTAAATTCCCTAGAAGCTCAGAACAAAGTTTGGCAACAGCCAAGTTGTGAGCAATTTGAAAGTTATCCATTGTTAACACCTCCTTCCAAAAGGAGATTATATCACAGATGGGAGAAAAATTATATGAATGATACATATAATGTTCTTTATTCTATTTTGGAAGAACTACAAGCTATTCGCAATATCCTGGATCAGCCACAAAAACGAGTTACTAAAAAAGATAAGAAAAGCTTCGAAAAACGTATTATTGATAGACCTCTTCTCGAACCTCAAAATTCTATGGTGATGGAAAGAAAGGAGACTAATAAACGAATTGATACCAATTAATTATGAATGCGAACAACCTACGGTATCGGCAAGAGAGTTGTACACAGGACTTGAAATTACAGATAGATTTTCAAGATGGTTTGAAAGAATGTCTACATATGGTTTCTCAGAAGGAAATGATTTTACAAGTGTGAAAAGTTCCACACTTGTGAATAATGGAGCAGAAAGAGAAATTACTGACTATCGAGTTTCTATAGACATGGCGAAACAGATTTGTATGATTCAGCGTTCAGAAAAAGGCAGACAATACCGACAATACTTTTTAGACCTCGAAAAAGCCTGGAACACGCCAGAACAGATATTTGCCAGAGCGTTAAAAATGGCAGACCAGACAATAGCCAAGCTTAAAGATTCCGTAAGGGTTCTTTCAACAGAGATCAGCGCAAAGAACCAGATCATCGGAGAACTGAAACCGAAAGCAGATTACTACGATGAAATTTTAAAGAACCCGGGATTAGTTACAATTACCCAGATCGCAAAGGATTATGGAATGTCTGGTAAAAAGATGAATGATATCTTGCACGACTTGGGAATCCAGTACAAGCAGAGCGGTCAGTGGTTGCTGTATGACAAGTATTCAAAGAATGGGTACACACATTCAGAAACTGTAGACATCGTCAGGTCAGATGGAAGACGTGATGTGAAGATGAACACCAAATGGAAACAGAAGGGTAGAATTTTTCTTTACAACATGCTCAAAGAAAAAGGCATTGTTCCAATGATTGAGCAGGAAAATACCCAGATGAGAATGTAGGAGGTGGGAATGTGAAAACACCTAAAATCGAAATCCGTCAGGTAGACAGTGAAAAAGGAATCTTCACAGAAATCCTTGTGGATGGTCACAAACTCGAAGGTGTAAGGAGTTTTGAATTAAAACAGGGAATTGGTGATTGCGTTCCTATTCTTTCCATTGATCTGAATGCTTTAAATTTATCCACGGACTTGCAGATGTTGCAGGTGAACCAGAAAGGTATCGGGGAAATTGAGGGAATCAAGTTTAAAGACTCACCAAGGATGCTGAAATTCAACATACAAAAAGTAACGCACACGGCAAAAGTTGATAAGAAAATAATAGGCGAATACGTTACAAGCGGAATTACTTCTGCTGTTCAAAACTCAATTGATGATTAGAAATTATGGAGAGGGAAACACAATGAATGTTGAAGAATATTTAAATCAAAAGTTGTCAAGTTATGAGGGACAGAAATATTTAGAGTTCAGAAGAAGAAACGGACAGAAAGCAGATGAACTTTACAAAAAGGTAAAGGATGAAATTGCCGAATGCCATCTGTCCGTTACCGAAGCAAAAGGTTTTTTGGAATTTATGAAGTTGGTCGTTGAAGGAGCTTCATATATTACACCAAAGGAATAACAGTGGTACTAATGGTATTAACACCTAAAGCATCTGTGCTGTCAGTTACATCTTGAATTTCTTTTGCAGTGTGAAGCATTGAAAGAATTTCTTTTGAATACGGATGTTCTTTGCCACAGTTTGGACACGAAATTTTATCCGCACTTATTGCTTCATTCAAGTAGTAGCTACAACGACAGTTACAGGAAACTTTTAATTTGAGAAACATTTTAACACACCTCCTTTCTGAACACATTATAACATTCAGATGGAGAGAATAAAAGAAAATATGGAGGAAAAACAGCATGATTAAAATTAAAAACGAAACCATCAAAATCGAGGGAGTTATGGCAGATCTCTTGGCAGAGTATGCTGTCCTTACAGATTCCCTTAAGAAAGAAATGGTTGAAAACGGGAAAATCAGTGAGAAGGAAGCAATTAAAATCCTTAAGGATGCAGCTGAAGTTGGATTTTTGAGTGATGAGGAACGCAGAGAGAAAGTTATAGAGAAAAATAAGGAATTATCTTTGATTCTTGCAGCTGGAATGTTGAAGGCGGCTTGGGAAATGAGTGGGAAGGAGGATTAATTATGGGAGAGAATAACAGCACAGATTTCGTTCCAGAAAATTCCAATGAGGAATACGCTGTTCTGGTTGGCAGATTAAAAGCATTTGAAGCTTGGGCGAGAAACGTAAAGGATTACGACTTTACTAAGGACATGGTCTTTAGAATGCTGGGGCTTGATGCGATGGAACCAAAGGAAAAAGTAGATTAAGTTGCCCTGGAAGGTGCTGGCACACCAACCAGGACGGTATCTAACTTAATTGGACTAAGTTAAATACAAGGGAATTATAACACATTCTCCTGTATTTGACAAATGAAATTATAACAGGAGGATTTTTTATGCAAAAAAATGGCGAAAATCAGCCACTTTCCAGTGAAATCATTGCTGATCTGGAAGAAAAGCTGATGGCAAGAAATATAATTATCGCTATTCTGGCAGCTGCACTTGCAGTAACCACATCCAGAAGAAAGTGAGAACAAAATGAAAGAGGTGGTAAAGACAATAGGAGAAATATTTGTAGGAATAGGGATGTTTACAGTAATCTTCTCAATCACATGGATGTTTACATCATTTGATGCTATCGGGGTGTTCTTTATATCAACAGTCTTATTCTCAATGGTGTTTCTTCCTATTATATTAGAAATGGAGGAAAAGTAAATGCAAAGATTAAATAAAGTAAGATTATCCGGTAGAGCCGGGGAAATAGTATTCAGCCATGAACATTACGGAAGATACTATTACAAATTCATGCTGACAGTTATTCGCAAAAGTGGTGCAGTAGATATGTTCCCAATCGTTATAGAAGATTCCATTGTACGAGACAATAATTATAACGGAAAAGAAGTTGTGGTAACAGGTGTAATCAGAAGCATGGACACTTCTAAAAATCCAAATAAGCACCACAATGTTAATTATATCGCAGCTGATGAAGTGGAAATCCTGGATGGACAGGTTCCGGAAGGTGATATAAACGAAGTAGAGTTTATTGCCAGAAGTTGCACGAAAGAGCCATATGCAAAACTTACACCAGTAACGCACAGGAAAGTTTCAAATCTTTTCGTGGCAATTCCAAGGGATTATTCGGAAAGAGCAGACTTTATTCGCTGTACTTTATGGGGAAAAGGTGCTGATCTGGCGGTGGAAGTCAAAAGAAATGATTACATTAAAGTAACTGGCAGGTTAATGAGCCGTGATGTTTATGTTAATGGAGAAGAAACGGAAAGTGTATATGAGATTTCCGTAAAAGAAATGGAGAAATTGGAGGATGAAGAATAATAAGAATGAAGTTCAGATATTTGGCGTAATAATGGATATTCAGCCAGGAATGTTTTTCAAGGACGGAGAAAAATTCGTAAGATTCTATATTGGTGCAAAGCGTACCAGTGGGAACGTAGATTTGCTTCCAGTAATTGTTGAAGAAAAGCAGACGGAAGGTTTAAAGATTGGAAAACACGCTTATGTTGAAGGAAGATACAGTTCTTCAAACAAACATGAAAGTGGAAAGTTACATTTGATTCTTGAAATCAAAGCAGAAACAATCTGGTGTGGAGATGGTGATGGGAGTGCAGAAGGTGAAAACAAAATCATTCTGGAAGGTTATCTTTGCAAGCCTCCTATTTACCGCAAAACACCAATAGGAAAAGAAATCTGTGATTTGATGATTGCTTGCAATGAATATGACTTGCGAAGAACAGATTATATCCCATGTATAGCATGGTGGAAAGAAGCCAGAGAAGCTGCTGATTTCAAGGTTGGAGATTTCGTAAAAATAATCGGAAGAATCCAGAGCCGAATTTATCGGAAAAAATTATCTGGTGATGAAATAGAGCTTAGAACTGCATACGAGGTATCAATAGGGAGGATAATCGAGCATGAAGGTGGAAGTGAAAAAGATTTCGTTGGAGAATTACAAGAAGTTTCCGAGTAAGTCTGTAGATTTGTTTCCAAGAACAGAGATTTCCGGCAGAAACAGAGAAGGAAAGTCCACATTGCAGGATGCATATTTGGACGTTTTGACAGGAAAGATGGCAAATGGTACAGAACCGACTTCTATTCGCAGAAAAGAAAATGGCGTGGAAGTGCCAAAGGTTGATGTTGTAAGAGAACTTACACTTGCGATTGATGGGAAAGAAAAAGTGATCCGCAAAATCACAAAGCAGAAGTGGAGAAAACCAAGAGGACAGTCAGAAGAGGTGTTCGATGGAAATGAAACTTCTTATGAAATTGACGGATTCCCGGCTAAATCAAAGGATTATACCGAGTTTATCCAGTCAATAGCAGAACCTTCAACGCTTCTGATGTGCAGTAATCCAAAACCATTTCTGGACACATTACAGAAGTCAACCGCAGAATCCAGAAAGGTACTGGAAAAGATGTCTGGTTTCGATATTGCTCAGTTTATGGAAGAGAATCCACAGTATGCTCATGTGGAAGAAATCACAAAGGGGCATTCCGTAGAGGATACCTTGAAGAAGCTCCGAAAGGAACTAAATGCACAGAAGAAAAAGGTTGGCGAAAAAGACACAGAGATCAAGTACGAAACCAATCGAAGCGTTGAAGTAGAAGATACTTCTTCCTTGGAAGCCAAGAAACAGGAACTTAATGCAGAAGTTTCCAAACTGGAAGAACAGGAACAGATTCTTGAAGATTCAGCAAAAGGATATGACAGCCTTTCATATGAAATCCGTGGTTTGAAATCTTCCAGGGATGGGCTTGTTAGTAAGGCGAATGAATGGTTAAGAGCCAGACAAAAATTCATTTCTGATACAGTTTATGAACTTGGCATTAAAAAGTCAGAAAAGGAATCTGACATTCGTATTACTGGCATGGAACTGGATAACCATATTAGGAAAGCACAACAAGCAAAAACTGACTTGGATAGAGCCAGACAGGACTATCCAAGAATCAAGGAAATGGAATGGGATGATTCTGAACTGAAAGCCATTGAAGCCGAGACATTCAATGATTCTGATACCATTTGCCCTACCTGTGGACAGGAACTGCCAGAAGAACAAGTTACCAAGTTGAAAGCTTCTTTTGAGGAAAAGAAGAAAGCTAGGATCGAAACCAAGCTGAAAGAAAAAGAGCATTTTGAAACGGAGAAGCAGAACAAGCTTAAATACGTCTGCGACCTTGGAAATACCGCCGCTGCGGAATTGAAGAAAGCCAATGAGGAAATCAAGAAATTACAGTCGGAAATCAGTGCGGCACAGGATGAAGTTGCTGAACTCACTAAGCAGATTGAGGAAGAACAGTCCAAATTTACGGAGCTTCCAGAATCTGTAGATATGACAAATGATGAAGAATATCTTGCGGTTACAGCGAGAATTGCAGAACTTGAAGAGAAACTGAAATCATTTGATGATGTTCCTGGAAAGAAACAGGAATTAAGAATGCAGATCAGCAATGTTATGAAACAGATTTCCAATGTGGATGCAGATATTAATATTGCACAGGCAGCAGTCACAGAGAAAGAAAAGCGAGTAGCCGAACTGAATGAGGAACTGAAAAGCCTTGGACAGGTACAAGCTGATATTGAAAAGAACATTGATACCGTTCTTAACTTCTCAATTCAGAAAAATAAGGCACTGGCAGAGAAAATCAATCCATACTTTAAGCATTTCCAGTTCAGTTTCCTTGATTACACGATTGAGGGGAACCCAGTGGAAACTTGCAAGATGATCTGCAATGGAGTGAATTACTTTGATGGTTTGAATTATTCTGACAAAATCTTGTGTGACATTGATTTGCTTAGAGGTTTACAGGCTTTGAACGGTTTGAATTTGCCGATTTTTGTTGACAATTCAGAGTCAATTAACGCAACCAGGCTTCCTAACACCGAACAGCAAATGATTGTCCTAAGAGTGACAGATGATGATTTGAGAGTGAGAAAAATCTAAATAAAAAATCAAAAAGCATAGGTGTCGTTGCATGGCAATGAAAGTTGCCATTATACCAAAATATATGACTGTAAAGAACAGAAGGGAGAATTGATATGGCAGAAACAACAAACACAAACAACACACCAGCAACACAGAACCAGGAAAAGAGAACACCAGTAAAACTGATGACAGATTTCAGTTTAGGTATCTTTGGAAGTTCTGATAACTTCACAATGGCAACTCAGATGGCAAAGGCTTTCGCCGCGTCAACAATCGTTCCCAAAGATTACCAGAACAATTGGGCGAATGGTCTTGTAGCAATCGACATGGCAAACCGTCTGAAAACAAGCCCTCTTACGGTTATGCAGAATCTTGATGTAATTCAGGGCAGACCAGCGTGGAGAGCAACATTTCTGATTGCAATGATTAACAGCTCAGGAAAATATGATTTCGAGTTACAGTTCGATGAAGAAACTGACAAGAGCGGCGCCCCGTATGCTTGCACCTGCTGGACAGAAAAAAACGGAAGAAAAGTAACAGGAATCAAAGTCACAATGGACATGGCAAAAGCCGAGGGATGGATAAGCAAAAACGGTTCAAAATGGAGAACCATGCCACAGGTAATGCTTAGATACAGGGCTGCTTCTTTCTTCTCTCGAATGAATTGTCCAGAACTTTCAAACGGGCTTTATACAACAGAGGAAGCCATTGAAATTGCGGATGCAGATTACAAGGTTTTTGATCTGGAAAAAGCAGTTGAAAACGATATTAAAAAGAATGCAAATTCAGAGACATTTTCCCCTGTAATCGAAGAAAATCCAAAGCAGCCAACCGTAGACGAAACCGTAAAAACAGCAGAGAAAGAGCCAGTCCCGGCAGCAGAACCAGTTGAAACAGAGATTCCGTCATTTATGAGCCAGGAGGAAATGTAGGATGGAAAAGAAATTGATTATTGTGGCAGCAGTAACAGCTTGTGTATCAATCACAGGCTGTACCGCAAGCTTTGACAGAGAAGTAAAATCCTTTTCAAGTAATTGGAATGGAGGTCTGAACCGCACTGTAACTGTTTACGATTACAACGGCGGTAAAATCAAGTCGTGGTCTGGAAAGTTTGATGTTTCCGAATCGGAGAACGAAGTTTACTTTGATGATTCGGACGGAAAGAGAGTTATTATCCACGGCGGTATTGTTGTGAATGAGGAAAACTAGGAGGGATAATAGTTATGAATGAAATTTTAAAGAAAGCAAAAGAACTGGTTGAACTTTTAGAGAAGCAGGAGAAAAGTGGGAAAATCAAATTATCAGAGTTGAACCCTGGTGATGTATTCCAAACTACAGGTAAAAGAAAATACAAAGTGTTGGAACAGTATGAAAATACCACCAAGATAGTTTCTTTTGACCTTGTAAAAGAAAATGTAAAATTCGGGGATAATGCAGATTATTTAGAGTCTGAATTAAAAGAACTTTGTGACACGGAAATTTTAGCGAATTTTGAAGAGGAATTTAGTGCGGAGAATATTGAAACACATGAAGCAGATCTTATTACGGTCGACGGTCAGAATACAGGCGTTTCGGTGAAATGTAAAATCAGACCTCTTACATTTGATGAAGCAAGAAAATATACGGAATTAACTCCGAACAAAAAACTTAATGACTGGTATTGGACATGTACATCTTGGTCAACAAAAGAACGCGGATGGAGTAGCGTTGCCGTTGTTTCCTCCTCGGGTCTCGTCTTCCTCAATAGCTGCGACGGTGGCCTCGGTGTTCGCCCAGTTTGTATCTTAAAAGCTAATCTCTTTGTATCTAAAGTGGAGGAATAAAAATGAAAAAAGATTTGAAATATTTTGAGTCAGAAATAAAAAGAATTACAGAGGAATTCGAGGATTACAAAAAGAAACACATGGGCACTCCGAAACTCGGGGAAGTGGTTGAAATTTCCGGTATGGAATGGATGATCCTGGACAAGCTTCCAGATGGATATTTTGCAATTTTAAATAGTTTTTATGGTAAAACAAGAATGTTTGATTCAGATTCCAGCAATTGGAAAGAAAGTTCTTTAAGAGAAGAATTAAACACATCATTTTTAGAAAAAATTAATACGCCTTTCGATGGAAATGCAGTTGTTGAATTTGACCGTAACCTGTTGGCATTGGACGGGCAGACTGAATATGGAACTTGTAGAGATAAGATTTCACTCTTAACCGTGGATGAATACAGAAAATACAGGAAATATTTGCCAAATATGGATAAATGGTGGTGGCTTATTACACCATGGAGTACACCTTACAATGATTATTTTAAGAGCGTTGCCGTTGTTTCCTCCTCGGGTAGCGTCGACTACAATGGCTGCGGCAGTGTCTACGGTGTTCGCCCAGCTTGTATCTTTTCCTCTTCAATCTTTGAATCAGACGAGGATTAATAATGGCAAATGAAGATTTACAGGTGATAATAAAAGCCAAGCAGTTAGCAAAGCACACGCTTATAGTAACCAGTAACGCGAGGAGATATCCTAAGAAATTCAGATTTTCTTTAGTTGATAAAATGCAGAACAAATCGCTCGAAATACACGCTAAGCTCTTTGAAGCCAATCGAACAGATTTGAAAGATTATAAGAGAGAAAGGCTAGAATTACAGACAAAAGCAATTACATATTGTGATGAACTTCTCTTTTATATAGAGCTTTCATACGAGCTTAATATCATTAATTCGGGAAGTATGGAGGCATGGTCAAAAATGGTTACAGATATTAAGCATATGGCGATTGCTTGGAGAACAAAAGACAGAAACAGATGATTTTTATAGGTTATGCGTTGTAGAGCCGTTGTTTCCTCCTCGGGTAACGTCAACAACAATAACTGCAACAATGACAACGGTGTTCGCCCAACCTGTATCACAGGCAGACAGAGTAAGCAGAAAGCTGAAATCCGAATAGATACAAGCAAATGCATAACCTTTCCGCAATGGATAAATATAAAGGAACAAAATAAATGGATAAAGAAATTGTGGCAAATTTTGAAAACTTGTATTCATCTTACAAACGAGTTAAGGCAGATAAGAAATTCAATTCCGGCACTGCCAGGTTTTCTATTATGGCGTTGGAAGGAATCCAAACATTGAAGGAACAATTGGAAAATCAAACGTATTCCATAGCACCGTATAATAAATTCAAAATATATGAGCCGAAAGAACGCATCATAGAATCGTGTTCTTTCAAAGACAAGACGGTACAGAGATGCTTTTCAGACTACATTCTTACGCCGAAATTAAATAATATTTTTATAAAATGGAACACAGCAGGACAAATCGGAAAAGGTCATTATATGGCAATGGATGGTCTGCGAGATCATATGTTGGAATTTTACAGTAAAAATGGTTTAAATGGCTGGATTGTAAAATGCGATATTCGTAAATATTTTTACAGCATAGATCATGAAATCATGAAAGACGTGGTGGATTACTATTTTGATGATGAATTTACAGTATGGTTAAATCATCTATTTATTGACAGCGCCGAAAATCCAGGACTTCCACTTGGAAATCAAGTTAATCAGAAATACGCTTTACTGTTACTGCATTCGTTTGATCAAATGATAACAATTGAATACGGAATACAGCATTACGGAAGGTATAATGATGATTTCTATGTGATTTGTAAAAGTAAAGAAGAAGCCAGAGAAATACTTGAAGCTATCCAGATTATGACCGAAAGCCTTAAAATACAATTGAATACTAAATCACAGATTGTGCCATTTAGAATGGGATTGTGCTATCTTGGCTTTCATCATTATGTAACTTCTAATGGGGAGTATATTAGAAAACTTCGAGGAGACAAAAAACGAAAAACACAAAAGAAAGTCCGAAAATGGGTTAAGGCTGTAAATGATAGGAAAATGTCAGAATTAGAGTTTCAAGTAAAATATCTCTCATGTAAAGACCATATGCTGCACGGAGATTGCGTCAAATTATGCCACAGTGTGGATTTGGATATCGAAAAAAGAATGAAAGCGAGGTGATAAAAAATGTTCATGCGAGTTGTCAACACAGGGAGTACCCATGGGAACTGCTATGTTCTGAAATCCAACAGCGGAGAAATGCTTCTTCTGGATTGCGGATGCAGATACAAAGACATTCTGAAAGCTATTGATTACAGAACAAGTGATGTTTCTGGCGTGCTTCTTACCCATGAACACGGTTGAGCGATCACCGTGAATCATTTAAAAATCTAATGAATTTAGGTATTCAGATTTACACCAATGATGAAACCGTGGAACATCTGCAAGTCATCACTGGCGAATTAATGAAAGGCGTTCCAGAAAAAAGACCGTTTCGGGTTGGCTCGTTTACGGTAATACCGTTCTATTTGCCGCATACTACAAGGGATAATGACACAGGGCAACTTATTCCGTGTTCCAATTATGGTTATATCGTGGAGCATGAAGAGATGGGAAAACTGTTGTACATGACAGACTTTGAATACTGCAAGTACAACTTCAAAGCAATGCGACTGAACCACTTAGTTATTGAATGCAACTATTGTAAAGAATTGGTTGACAAAACAGCTGAAAATTACACGCACAGGCTTAAAGGGCATTGTTCCTTAGATACCTGCAAAAGCTTAGTAAATACGAACCATACGGCAGCATTACGGACGGTAACATTGGTGCATTTAAGTAATGAAGCAGCTGACCCGGAACAGATTTTGAGTGAGATACAAGAAACGTCTGGTGCTGATACAATCGTCCAGATTGCAGCACCTGGACTGGAAATTAACTTGGACTTATGTCCGTTTTGAAAGGAGAAAATTAATGAAACTGTATTTTTACATTCTGGGTACAGACAGAAAAACAGGAAAATGGAATCTTTATCTTGAAGAATGTGAAGTAATAGAAAAGCCGAAGACATACAAACCAGTAACTGAATTCCCTGCCGAAATCTACGCTTCGTTTATAAGAAAAGAATCAATAGGCAATTTCATTAGCGAATACAGCAAAGTGGTTGTACTAGATGCACCTGATTATGAAAAAGCAAAGGAAGTATTTTTTAAAAAATACGATAATGAATTAAACGTTCTAAGAAAAAGAATTAATTTATATGAGGAACTTAAATCTGCGATTGAAGCAGGAGAGGAGAGCTGTAAATGAGCATGTTCAGTGTACCAGTAACGATTGGTATTAATGAGGAAGAAATTGCAAAGGAAATCCGCAAAAATGTTGAGGACAGGGTAGTTGAAAAAATTACCAAAGAAATAAAAGGAGTTATTTATAAAAAAGAGTTATATGGTAGTAGAGAAACCGATGAACCTTTGTGCAGGATGATTCATTCTCATATTACCGAGATACTAGAAAAGAACGAAAGCGTGATCGTACAGGAAGCGGCAAAAGCCTTGGCAGATAAGATGATTAAAACCAAGGCTGTGAAAGAAGCAATAAAAGAAACTATTGAGAAAGTCAAGGAGGATTAATCAATGAAAATCTTCTTAAAAACACTTGAAAAACTGAAAAAGTTAGAACCTTCTGAACAGGAATGTAAGTATGATAAAGGATGGAATGATGCAATCAAGAAAGTTGAAGAACTGATTTGTTCCTACAGCTCTGCGGATATGTGGATTCCAACAGATGTGAAGTTACCGCCGGAACCAGACAAAGGAGAAAACCCGGGAGATTGGAAAGAATATGCAGTTACAATTGATGGAGATGTTCTTCCGACAAGTCTTACTTATTTAGGAGACGGCGAATGGGGAAGCGTAGAAGCGTATGGGTTTGAGTATTACCCAGTCATTGCATGGCAGCCAATGCCACCAGTTTACAAAACAGGGAGGTAACACCATTGGAAATTACAATCGGAATTTGTGCAGAGGAAATCAAAGAAATCCTTGTTGAGCACATCAAGACAAAAGGATTCAACGTAACGGAAGATGATATTTCCTTTGTTATTGGGAAATAAGAAGTTGTAACAGGGAATACAAAGAAAATAAAACACGCACTTATCAGGTGCGACATTCAGATTGAGAGGTGATAAATTGTGAATATTGTTATTCTTTCTGGAAGATTAACCGCTGACCCAGATATCAGAATGGGAACGAATGACACCAAAATTGCAAGATATATTTTGGCTGTCGAGAGAAGAGTGAAAAAGAATACAGAAAGAAAATCAGACTTTATTGCTTGCGTATGTCTTGGAAAAAATGCAGAATTCGCAGAGAAATATCTTAAAAAAGGCACGAAAGTAAATGTGCGTGGAGAATGGCAGACTGGAAACTATACGAACAAAAATGGCGAAAAAGTTTACTCAAATGATTGTCTTGTTGCAGAACATGAATTTGCAGAAAGAAAGAGCCAGTCACCGCAAACACAGGAAACAGACACACGACCAGTACCGCCGCCAGAACCTAGTTTCATGGATGTGCCAGATTTAGGCGGTATGGAAGATGAATTTCCGTTTAGTTAGGAGATCAAATGAAAGACTTAATTATAGATTGCTTTGCCGGGGGCGGCGGCGCATCCGTAGGCATTGAAATGGCACTTGGTAGACCTGTAGACATAGCAATTAACCATGATCCAGATGCAATCCTAATGCATAAGACTAATCATCCCGGAACACTGCATCTGACCGAAGATATTTTCAAAGTAGACTTGCAGAAATATGTCGGAAACCAGCACGTAGCGTTGATGTGGGCTTCGCCAGACTGCACAAGCCATTCAAAAGCAAAAGGCGGTCAGCCGAGAAAACAGGGGCTTCGCATTCTTCCATGGGCGGTATATAAACACGCCAAAGCAATTCTTCCGGATGTAATAATTATGGAAAATGTGGAAGAAATACAGCAATGGGGGCCACTTGATGATAAAGGAAATCCAATAAAAGAAAGAGCCGGGGAAGATTATCGAAAATTTATTTCGGCAATGGAGAGTATTGGATATCAATTTGATAGTCAAGAACTGGTAGCTGCGGATTACGGAGCACCAACAACCAGAAAAAGATGGTATGCAGTATTCCGCAGAGATGGAAAACAGATAGTATGGGCAAAGCCTACGCATAATCGTTTAGGAATAGACGGTCTGAAACGATACGAACAGTGTGGAGACTATTGCAAAACAGGTAGCTAGAATTGGGAATAGCGTTGTACCGATAATGGCAGAAGTGCTTGTAAAAGCAAATTGTTCATATCTGAAAATCGGAGAACGTAAGGCTTCACCGATGATTTATACGCAGAATAATGGACAAGTAGCATTTGGATAGAAAGGAATGAAGCAAGCAAGTTGGATTATAAAAAACTTAGACAGGCAAAAGCTATTGAAGCAACAAACCGTGAAAGATGGTTAAAAGTTAATCCGAATCTGAACGACAAATCTGGAATTTATATGCTCACTAGATGCGACGAAGAGGGATTCAAGTATGCGTACATAGGACAAGCAAAGCATATTTTATCAAGACTTTGTGGACACAACATGGGATACAAGTCGCATATTGACAGAAGCTTAAAAAAACATGGGGTACTTTCAAAAATTAATCCATATGGATGGAATGCGACATTTATAAATTGCCCTATATCAGAGCTTGATGAAAAGGAAAAATTTTACGAAAGACAATTTGCAGACCACGGTTATCAACTTAGAAATAAAACAGGTGGCGGTCAAGGAAAGGGGAAGAAACAAATTGACGAATTTCGTCCGGCAAAAGGATATAGAGATGGAATCCAACAGGGCAAAATAACCCTTGCAAGAGAACTAAAACACATCATTGATACTCACTTAAACGTATCAATAAGACCAGAAAAAGTAAATAACAAAGTATCTGTTAAGGCGTTGGAAAAATTCAACGACTTGCTCAATGAAGAAAATTATCACTGATTCTAACACACCAGTAGTTCTACTGGCTAAATTCCAAAGATAAAAAATAAAAAAATGAAAGGAGCTTGCCTTCAGCTGACGTAAGGGTGCACCGGGCTTCTTTTGAAAATGAAATTAAAGTGTGAAATATATCGTGATTCTATGCAGAACTATAAAAAATACGCAATTCCAAGAGCGCAACTCGTAATTGCTGATGTTCCATACAATGTAGGATGTAATTTCTACGGAAGTAATCCTATGTGGTACACGGGCGGAGACAACAAGAACGGCGAAAGTAAACTTGCTGGTAAAGCAGCATTCAATTCAGATTTCAATTTCAATCTGTATGAATACTTCCATTTTTGTTCAAAAATGTTGAAGAAAGAACCAAAAAAGGCAGGGGTAAGAGGAAGAAGTTCAGACGCACCATGTATGATAGTGTTTTGTTCATTTGAACAAATTCAAACTCTGATCAATGCAGCTGCGAAACATGGCTTTGTTCACTATATACCACTTGTGTTTATTAAAAACTACAGCCCACAGGTGCTTAAAGCAAATATACGTGTGGTAGGTGCTACAGAATATGCACTTGTATTCTACAGAGATAAACTTCCAAAATTCAGAAATGGAGCGCAAACGGACGAAAACGGAAAGACTATTCGTGGAACTGGAAAGATGGTTTTTAACTGGTTCCAGTGGGAAAAAGACGGAAAGGGCATTCCGAAAATTCATCCAGCGCAGAAACCAGTATCAGTTTTAAAACGACTGATTGAAATATTTACTGACCCTGGGGATGTAGTGATTGACCCTTGCTGTGGAAGTGGCAGCACATTGAGAGCCGCTATGGAACTTGGCAGAAGTGCATACGGATTTGAAATTGACAGAAATTTTTATAACAGAGCAAAAAGCGAAATGCTTGTTTTTGAAAAAGATAGTCAAATGAGCATAGGAGATTTTATATAAGGAGCGTGATTGAATGTCAGAAAACACAAACGAATGCGTAATTGAGTGGATTCCCGGAAGAGATTATGTAGGGCTTACTGCTAAGAATGGAAGTTCCTGGAAGAACAGATGTGAGGAATTAGAAAAGGAATTTCCAGATGATGTGAAAATTCTTGCCAGAAATAATGATGGATCTATTTTCGCTCACTTACCATATTCCTACATTAAAATCAACCCACCGAGAAAATATTCCGATGAAGCGAAAAAGAAAGCTGCGGAAAGATTAAATAAAATGCGTGCAGAAAAAGTAATACTGCGGAAGAAAATCCGTTTTGCCTATGAATTACCGTCAGAGGAAATATAATGAGGGGCAATCTGCTAGAAATGATATTTACGGATTTCTTGTCAAGTATTTTGAGAAACACGGATACATGCCTTCTTACGAAGAAATTATGGATGGAACAGACCTTACAAAGTGTACAGTCCAGAGACATATGCGGCAATTGGAGATGGATTCTCTGATTGCCACAGAACATCCGGGAGTATCAAGAGCATACCGTTTGACGGAATACAGATACGAAAGAAAAAAATATGGGAAGCAAATTAAAGATGAAAGCACCAAAGAAAAATAGGGTGTTGGAATGCGATAATCAAATGTCACAGGCTTTCGCCAGAGCCATGCAGAATTCACGTAAAGAGTTGGAAATCATGCAAGATCAAGCTTACAACGATGGATTCAGCACTGGTGATGACTGGGCGAATACAATCAATTCCGTAACTATGATGTTGGCATTAAGAAAGCTGCATGGCTTTTCCACTAAAAGACTTTTGGACGTAATTAATTGTGCAAATGAGTTTGTAGGGCAAGCAAACCGTGGAGAAAGAAGTTTTATGAGCATGGTTGAAGAGTTGGAATCTGAAACAGATGTACGGATTCCAGATTTGAATAAAGAATTGGTTAGAAGGTTCGGAAAATAAAGGGAGAAAATCTAAGTGGGGAAAGTGAGGACACAATGACAGAACAGGAAAAGAAGGAACTTCTGGATGAACTGGAAAAGCGCATTGACGAAAAATACAAAGGTTGTCTTACCAGAGAAGATGTTGCAACCACATTAAAAGCACCGAGAGAAAAGTGGTTCAGAGACGAGAATGGGAACGGAAGAAATTCTCTGATGACGGATGCTTTTGATTCATCTATTATCTCATGGCAGGTTTGGGAAACAATCAGAAAATTAACTTGCGTTATATGTGGTAAGCAGTATGTAAGACATCTTGCAAATGTAGAGAATGCGGATGAGATTGCAGAGAAACTTTGCCAGTTTGTCTATGATTTAAAGATGGGATTTAAGAATCAGGAGGACACAAAATGTTAATCAGAAGTCAGGATAAAACAGCACTGTTAAAGTTTGAAAACATTGTAATCAATCTGAAACTCCCAGATTCATTGAATATTATATGTTGGAGTTTGCAGGATGCACAGAGAAGTGGAGGATATTTTATTTTAGGAAAATATTCCACCAAAGAAAAAGCCATGAAAGTACTGGACATGATTCAAGAAGCCTATGAAGAATATAAAATTACTCGTACTTTTTTAACAGGATTTACAGGACATCGAGCAATTGTAGAATCAAACGATATTCACGTCAATGGTTTCAAAGAACTTGTAAAAAGTTTTAAAAAGAATATGGTCTTTCAGATGCCAGATGATTCGGAGGCGGAGGTATGAGCAGAGTACGAACCAGATTAGAGCAGTACAAAACTGAGATAGAAAATAAATCACAGTATAAGCATGGGCTTCCAGGGAGTGCGCTGGATATTGTGAATACTCTTCTGGTGGATGCGGAAGAAGATAGAAAAGAAAATAAACAATGGATTCGTCGGCTTCGAGGAAGTATAAATGGAATTAGAGATATTATATGCAATACTGATGAGATAAAAACTGCAACATACAGGGTTCAGGAATACATGAGAAATCATGGGAGCGATAAAGAATTTATTCAAAACATTAATAACGATTTTGTTCTTGGATTTATGATTTCCCAAAGAATGATGCATGATGATTTCCAAGTTGTATGGGAAGAATATTTGGAATCAAGCGAGAGGTGGAAGCATGAGCCATATTAAAGACAGATTAATTCAATTGAAGAATGAGGTGGAAAACACAGGGAACGGAGCTTATTTCTCGAAAAATAATATCTCAAAAATTGTAGAATTACTTCTTACTGATCTGGAACAAGATGAGAAAGAAAACGGCTGGATTCCAGTCAGTGAGAGATTGCCGAAGGAAGACGGAAGGTATTTGGTGACGTTTAAGTATGGAATAAAAGTTTGCATGGTAGGATATGGCTCTTGCAAAAGAACTGTACTAGGATGCCCAATTGGACATGGCTGGTATAGCTTGGAAGAAGCGCAATATTATGCGGAGGATAGTATTATTGCATGGATGCAGCTTCCAGAACCATATAAGGAGGACTAAATGCGCTTAATTGATGCAGACGAATTAATTAAATACATCAAAATTTGGGAAATTGGCACAAGTATTAGTTCTGACCAGAAGGAGTTTATTGATTGCATTAACAAGCAGCCGACAGTCTTTGACGTAGATAATGTTGCAGAGCAATTAGAGAATTATTTATTTGAAAAATATTGCATAGAAGGAGATGCAACAATTGATGAAATCGTGAAAGGCGGTGGAGTTGAATGAGAGAAATTCTTTTCAGGGCAAAGCGGATTGATAATGGAGAATGGGTTGAGGGATATTATCAGAAAAGATATGACCTTTTAGACAACGAAGAACATTTAATCTTCCACGCTGATAGTTATAACGTTTGGGAATATGCGGAAATCATTCCCGAAACCCTCTGTCAGTTCACAGGGCTTACCGATAAGAACGGCAATGAGATTTGGGAAAATGACATTCTAAAATTTGAAGATGAAATTTGGATGTTTTCTCATACAAGTTGTGGCACAGAATATGATTCTGCCAAAATAGAAAATTATGGACTTATTGGTTATGACGAAAACTCTGCTAGGTATGATTTTGTTAAGTATAAATTTAACGAAAATTCAGTAGAAGCAGATTTACATGAAAACCATGATATTGAATTTTCAGAATTTGTAAAAGAAAACGAAAAAATTGGAAACGTTTTTGATAATCCAGAATTATTGCAGGAGGAAAAACATGAGTAAATTACGCGCAAAAACATTGAAATCTCAGCTTACCAAGCAATACAACCTTCGGCCCGGAAAACGATTTAATTACAAAGATGAAGGGGTAGACAAACTTTATGAGGTACAGAAACTTTATCCGAATTGCATCCTCTTGAAAGATGTTTTCGATGGAACCAAGTTTTGCCCTGGTTACAACAAGCTTTTACTAATGCTGGGAGGGATTGAGTAAATGAAAATTCACGGAAAGTATACCCTTGATGAAGATAAAAATGTGGTATGCACTTGTGGAGAGAAAAATCTGTTTTGGATGGTCGCACATTTCGATTTTCCTGATAAATCCTTAACCAACTATAAGTGCATGAATTGTGGAAACGTTATTGAAACTGTAGTAGAAAGGGAGGAAACTTGGGATGACTATGCTTAAAAGAGGAAAAGATATTTCAACCATGTTCACAAAAGAAGAAAACAAGAAGAACGGACGCCTTGGATATTACAATGCTACCCGTGAGAAGGACACAATTATAAGCCCGGCACAATATGGGATGTTTTTACAGAAAAGAGGGAGAAAATAAGTAAATCAGTATTGACGATAGATACCCCAAAAAAAGGATGCATTTCCTGCCATCTTAGCCAGGAAAAAACTGATTACTTAAAGGTTTGCATAGTAACACGTATGATTACAAACAAAACTATATTAAGGGCGCAAGCAGAAACAATTCCCGACTGGTGTCCGCTGCGACCGTTGCCAGAGAAAATGGCAATTCCAAGAGGTGCGAGAAATGTAGATGGCTTAGAGTATGCCGCTGGTTATAACACTTGCGTGAATGAAATTACAGGAGGTAATGTTGATGATTAATCTAGCAAATAAATGCGTATTAGTCAGAACACAGGAAGAGTATGAAAGCGTTCTGAAAGAAGCAAAGAGACAGGGATACAGATGGTACGGCGGCAAAGAAGCATATCCATATCCTTTTGAAGAACAGCAGATACCGGACATATTAAAGTTTTACGAATATAACAAAGAAATGACAAGAAATGCCGAGCTTTCGCCGGGGTATGAATTAGTAGAAGCATCAGATGTAGCTATGGATGAAAAGAAGCTCAAAGAGGCAATAAGCCTCGTTAGAGCATATGCGAAAAAACCGAGCAGAATAGCACTGACAGATACGTTTATTGAGTCTTTGAAGTTACTTGCAGATACCGTAGAAAGTCAGTTGGAGGAGATGAAGAAGAATGGCGAATAAAATGGAAAAAGCAAGTATTCCTGTTGAAGTCGAAAAGGAAATTGTAACGGAATTAGAACAGATTTTTAGAATCGTAGATGACAAGCCATATTTTGAATTAAAATACAAGAAAGTTGGCGAGGATTATTACCACGTAGGATATAGTTCGTTTGATTTTCATAATGTTCTGAAATGGAAAGAAGAATATTTTGAATTAGTAAAGGAGAATTATCAAGAAACAATCAAAAAATTAAGATACCCAGAACTTCCAGACGGATTAGTTATGGTTGATTTAGAAACTAGACAAGAAGCTATTAAGGCGATTGAAAAGCAGATTCCGAAGGAAGTAGACAACTTAAGTGAAATGTACATGGACTTTGGAGAACGTAAAAAAATAAAAGTTGGTGCTTATGGTAATTGTCCGAGCTGTAAACAAAGCGTAGGCGTTGTTAGTAAATACTGTACCAGATGCGGCCAGAAATTAGATTGGAGCAAAGAAAATGACATATAACATTAACGAAAGCATTATTGATAGAAGCGTTGACAATTACGGAGAAGAAATTCAGTCAACTGTCTGCATGGAAGAATGCGCAGAACTTATCCAAGCAATCAGCAAGGCAAAGCGTGGAAAAATCAACCGTGATAACATGATAGAAGAAATTGCAGATGTGTTGATCTGCATCGAAATGCTAAAGCAAATGTACATGATATCCGATGAGAAAATTAATAAGTGGATTGAGAAGAAACAGGCGAGAGAAGCAGAAAGAATTAGTCAACATGAATTATTATAGCTACATTTGGAGGTATGAATATGGCGATTCCAAAAAGACGAAAATTATCCAAAGAAGAACGTATGAAAGTGTATGAAAAATGCCAGGGACATTGTGCTTATTGCGGTTGCACGTTGGAATATAAAGATATGCAAGTAGATCACGTAAAGCCTGTGTATCGTGGCGGCGAGGATGATATTTCCAATATGCTTCCTGCGTGTCGTTCTTGCAATCATTACAAATCAACTTTAAAACCAGAAGAATTTAAAAAATATCTTTCTGGGATTCCCAAAAGACTTATGAGGGATAGCATTCCGTTTCAAGTAGGAGAAAGGTTTGGAATTGTTAGAATTGTTACAGATGATGTGACTTTTTATTATGAAAAAATCAAAAATAAAAATAGAAATAGGGAGGACTAATCATGAATAAGAAAGAAATCGCAGAGATCAAGAAACAGTTTACACCAGCAAATTGTTCTATTACACGCATTTGTGGTTGTTATGTGGATGCAGAAAAAAATAAGAAAACCAAAATTAAAGAAGCTTTCCTTTCCCTTCCAGAGGAAGAAATGTTTAAGTATTTTGACATTTTCAAGAAAACCATGTCTGGCAGACTTGGAAAGAACCTTATGAACTTTGATTTTCCATTAGCACAGGAAAAAGAGGGTGGAACGCAGGAATTTCTTATGCGGATCAGAGCAAGTAAGCTTAAAGATGATGAGCTTTTGGACGAGTTCTACGACAAAGTAATTGAAAACTATGACTATCCAGAAAATTACTACATAATTCTCATTCATGCAGTATATGACATTCCTGGAAAAGCTTCTGATGAAACTGAAATGCACGATGCTTCAGAAGAAATCTATGAACACATTCTGTGCAGCATTTGTCCGGTAAATCTTTCAAAGGCTGGACTTAGCTATGATGTGGCTGAAAATAACATCAAAGACAGAATTCGTGATTGGGTAGTCTCAAGACCAGAAACAGGATTCTTATTCCCTGTATTCAATGACAGAAGCACTGATATTCATGGAACCTTGTATTTCAACAAAAACACAAAGAATATTCATCCAGACTTCATCGAAAATGTTCTTGGCACACCAATTCCACGTATACCGGGAAATGAAATCAATGTCTTTTCAGATTTTATTATGGATAATTTCGAAGGGTACACAACATTTAATTTCACCGAAAGCCTGGTTGAATCGTTACAGGAAGTAAGAGAACAGAAGAAAGATAGCCCAGAGATGATAACTGTATCATGTGATGAAATGGAACAGATTTTTGGATATTGCGGAATTTCAGACGAGAAATTATCAGATTTCAAAGAAAACTGGGAAATGTATTTCACCAATGAGCCTGTTGCCCTTGACAATATCCATAATTCAAAAACTGCAAAAATTGTAACACCAGATGCAACAATCTGCATCAAGCCGGATAAAATTGCTCTGATTGAACTAAAAGAAATAAACGGCGTTCCATCCCTTGTAATTCCGGTAAATGGAGAACTGAAAATCAATGGAATTGAAGTTGAATTAAAATAAACACTTTTGAAAAAGCCAGGAATTGGAGAAAGGAATTTCAAAATTGGCAAATAAAAGAATGTTTACCATGAAAATTGTTGATAGTGATCAATTTTTAAATATGTCAATTGAGGCACAATGTGCATATTTCCAACTATGTATGCGCTCAGATGATGATGGATATTTAAGAAGCTGGAAACGCACAATTAGAATAATAGATGCAAAAGAAGAATTCGTATCTGAATTAATAAGTAACGGATATTTGGAAAAAAAATCTGAAAATGTATATAAATTACCATTGTTCAAAGAAACAACAGGATATGGAGAAAGAGATAAACAAAGGCACACTAAAGAATATAAAAAATGGAGAAAAGAGGTGCTTAAAAGAGACAATTATATTTGTCAAATGTGTGGAAAACCAAACTCCAATATTGCACATCATAAAGTAAGGTTTAGAGACTGCTATGACGATAAAAATATTGTTTATGATATAGGAAACGGAGTTTGTTTATGTAAAAGATGCCATAAAATAGCACATGGAGGGGGCAATTACATTAATGGCTAAAGTAAGCTGGATTAAAATAGAGATTGAAATGTTTAGTAACCGAAAAATTAAGCAAATAAGGAAAATGCCTGAGGGAAACAATATTGTTCTTATTTGGGTAATGCTTTTGACAATGGCTGGCAGATGTAATTCAAACGGAATTATTTTTCTCACTGAAAATATTCCATACACAACAAAAATGCTTGCAGATGAATTGGATTTTGAGGAAAGCATTATTCAATTAGCACTAACAGTTCTGGAAAAGTTCGGGATGATTACCAGAGATTCTGAATTACTTTCTATTCCTGGCTGGGAAGAGCATCAAAGTGCAGACGAATTGGAGAAAATACGAGATCAAAACAGAAAAAGGGTTGCAGAATATCGTGAGCGTCAAAAAAATAAGGTCGCTTTGCTTTGCAAGAAAGATGATGTAACGTTACAGAAACGTTACAGTAACATTACTGTAACGGAACAGAATAAGAATAAAGATAAAGATTTAGAATTAGATTTAGATACAGAATTAGATAAAGATAAAGAAAAAGATATAAAAGATTTAATAGTATCTAAAGATACTATTCGTCAGACTGACGTCCAACGAATCATCACCGAATGGAACAGCCTGGAAGAATTTGGTATTAACCCTGTAAAAAGAATGACACCAAAACGAGAACAGGCAGTGAAAGCTAGAATCCGTCAGAACTGTGTTGAAGATATTCTGGAAGCGATTGAAAATATTCGACGCAGCACATTCCTACAAGGGCAAAATAAAAATGGCTGGATGGTTACGTTTGACTGGTTCTTAAAGCCTGGAAATTTCGCAAAAGTATTTGAAGGGCAATACGCAGACAAGTCTACGAATAGACCGTGCAGCTACATGGAGAAAATTCAAAACAGGGTAAGCGAGGTAGATAATTGGGTATGACAAGGGAAGAATGGGCGGTACTGGTAAAGGCAATGAAAGCTGTGTACACTTCTCCATCATTTCTGCCAGATCAGAATGCTTTTGATACATGGTATGGACTTTTGAAAGACCTAGATTACAAGCTTTTAAGTTTCGGATTAAAGAAATATATGCAGACTGAATGGAAAGAACCTACAATAGCTGCATTACGGCAATGCGCGCAGAGCCTTCAGCCACAAAAAGAAGAGCTGAATGAAACGGAAGCATGGGAAAAGGTATGCAAGGCCATTCAAAATTCTACATATAATGCAGAAACAGAGTTTGATAAACTCCCAAAAATCATCCAGAAAGCAGTATCAAGCCCGGCACAACTTAGAGAATGGGCGGTATCTGAAAATGTGGATGGTACATGGTGGAGTGTAGTTCAGTCCAACTTTCAAAGGACTTACCGGGCAGAAGTGCAAAGAGAACAAGAACGAAGAAAGCTAAGCCCAGACCTTTTGAAAATTATGGATGTTGCCAAATTGGGAGGTGCGGAAAATTGCCAGATAGAAAACCATGGAGAGAATTAAAAAGCACTGAAATTATAGGATTAAAGCGGAGACAATGCTCGAAATGCGACTATTACAGCAAAAGCGAAAATGCATGGAGTACAAATGCAACCTGTGATTATATCTTGATCGAAGAGCATAGCAGAGGATGTGATCCGAGGGATTGTGTTAAAAATGGTATCTTCAAAAAGAAAGCGAGAGGAAATTCAAGAGTAAAGCGAGTGATTCTATGAGGAAGATAAGCGAAATGTATAAGCGGTCTGGTGGTACAGCTTATCAGCATACCTGTTCAGATTGCAGATTCTTCCGTGGAAGCAAGCATCCGCAGTGCCTGCAATACGAACTGGAAACTGATTGGAACCCAGATTATATAGCTTGCAAATTTTACAATCTGGAAGAATCTCAGATTGATGGACAGGTAAACATCTTTGATTTGTTGTAAAACGTGATAATTGTGTATTTAAAATAGAACAGAATCATTCAAAATAGAATAATGGTAGAAATATAGGGCATACAAAAGATAAAGAAAAACAGCGTTTAAAATGAGATAATTATATGGAGGGACAATTAATGGAAAAAGCTATATTGTATGCCATAAATGAAAGAATGTTCTCACTTGGTCTGATAGATGAGAAAACAAGGGACAAAATAAAAGCTGAAATTAGCATTAGAAAGTAACAAAATGTATTGAGTGGAGTTATGTGAAGTGTTATACTTTATATGATTCCACTCCCTGTATATTGAGGGAGAAATGCACTATGAATATTTATTATGTCAGAGAAAAATTAAGGAGTTGTTCTATTTACGACATTGAACTGAATGTTGCTTATTACGCTAGGGTTTCTACGGAAAAAGTTGAACAGCAAGCATCCATTAAACACCAGGAGGAACATTTCGAAGAACTGATACATTCTAACAACAGATGGAAGTTTGCAGGTTCTTACATTGATGATGGTATTTCCGGAATGCACGCAGATAAAAGAGAAGAATTTCAAAGAATGCTCAGAGATGCAAAGCTCGGAAAAATTGACATGATTATTACGAAAGAAATTTCAAGATTTGCACGAAATACTCTTGACAGCATCCAATATACCAGGGAATTGTTATCTTACGGCGTATGCGTGTGGTTCCAAAATGACGGAATCAATACCATTGATGAAGATAGTGAACTTAGGCTAACAATTATGGCTGGAGTAGCACAGGACGAAATCAGAAAATTATCTTCAAGAATAAAATTCGGCCATGCACAGTCAATTAAAAACGGTGTTGTACTTGGGCACAGAATGTATGGATACTCAAATCATCAAGGAAAACTTGAGCTAATCCCGGAAGAAGCAGATATGGTTCGAATGGTCTTTCGAGACTATGCTTCTGGAATGTCTACACCAAGAATCGAAAAAAAACTCTGGAATATGGGATATAGAAGTTTCAAAGGCGGTAAGATCAGTAGAGATGTCATAAAAAATATTATTCGGAATCCAAAATACAAAGGATACTATTGCGGAGGAAAAGTCAAGATCGTTGATATGTTCACAAAAAAGCAGGAATTTCTTCCGCAGTCAGAATGGGTAATGTTTAAAGACGATGGTTCCAGAGTACCGCAGATTATTGACGAGATTACTTGGGAAAAGGCAAATGCGTATTTAAGGGAGCGCGGAGAAGCTATAAAATCAAGAAAAACCTCTTTTAAGAGTGAAAATATTTTCACTGGAAAACTTTTCTGCGCTAACGACGGAGCACCATACTGGATGAAGCAACATTATATTCGAGGAAAAGAAGATGTTCGATGGGTATGTAGTTATAAGATAAAAAACGGAGCAGCTTCATGTGATTCATTTGGACTGGCAGAATCAGAACTGAAAGAAGTAATCGCAGAATTAATAAATAAATCTTCTGAAAACATTGATAGCATTTTGGAGGAATATTTTGAAATTTTGCAGTCCTCGATCAAAAACATTCCAGACAATAAAAACGAAATCTCACGACTTGAAAAACAGATTGATCTGTTAAAACAAAAACGTGAAAAAATACTGGAATATAATCTGGATGGAAAAATATCTGATGATGAATTTATTTCAAGAAATAAAGAATACGTGAAGCAGATAAAGCAGATTGAGAGCCATATTCTAGAAATACAAAATACCAAAAGTCCAGAGCCAGTAGAAATACAATTAAGTGCTATTAAAGAACAGTTAGAAAAGTTTAAGGGCGTTACTCCAAAAGACATTAACAGGCAGATTGTGAATGAACTTTTTGAAAAAATTACCGTGGAACCGTTGGCGGCTACATGTGCAACACTAACATTTCAATTGAGGTCTGGAAACCTTGAAAAATGGGGATTTCCTTTGCGTTGTTCTGACGATATGATTTTAACTCTACATTCAGAACAACACAAGATATTTAGTAGGAAAACTTGCATTAAGACACAAGATATGGTATTTTTCAAATATAAGTACCTTTTAGCACTATAAGAGAAAAAATGGGAGTGGAATCAATGATACATACAGCTTATGACGTAATGAAAGAGTTTTTAATCACGGATGCAGAGCTTGTTGGACAGTACGGAATCCCTAAAATTCCAAAGACTTTTATCCATCCAGGGAAAAATACTGTAGATTTTGCGGAGAGCTTTAGCCGAAAAATTAAGAACCACCGGGAACTAGACGTAAATTTCTATGTGGACGATGTACAGTTTCAAAGATTGTGGAATCAGCCAGACAAGTACATGGAGCATTTGAAATGTTTTCATGCAGTCATTATGCCAGATTTCAGCATATCGGTCGGCAAGAATGGAATGCCGTTGGCTATGTGCTTGTGGAACAAATACCGCAATCATGCACTGGCTCACTACATGATCTTGAATGATATTCCAGTAATTCCGAATGTAAGCATATTACCGGAATACTGCTGGGACTGGTGCTTTGATGGACTGCCGGAGGGAAGCACAGTTGCCTGTTGCACCAATGGAAGAGTAAAGAGCAAGGCGGCACGGTTGGAGTTTTGCGTTGGTTTCAAGGAAATGGAACACAGATTGAAGCCACTGCGAGTTATCATTGTGGGAAGAATCCCGGAAGAATTAGAAACAGACACAGAAATTATAAACTTTGAAACCAGGAATCAGAAGATTAATAAGGAGGGCGTGAATGGGAACAACGACTGATAATTACCAGAGAAAGAAGAAACTTTCTAAGTCACAAATGAAGAGGACAGAACGTTTAGAGAAATCATCCCACAGAAGATATGGAACACGGAAGAAAGAAGGATTAAATAAATTGTGAATTTTGAATCATTCAGCACTTTACGCTATAGAAATATTTGTGCAAAATTAAAATTTAAGTGGTAATTAGAAAATGCGAGAATTTTTCTGGTTGCCACTTTTTTTCTGGATTTCCTTGATTTTTGGCTGCCAAAATGATGTTGGAATTTGGAGATTATTCATAAGTTAGTTGCAACTATTGAAGTCTTGAACAGCTGCGGTTATTTATTACCACAAATCAACCAGGGACAGCACCGGGAACCGATACCGCGCCGATCTGATGAAGTCGTGACGATGTCAGACACCAACGAAGCCAGCCGTATCCCTGGCAGATCAGAACCAACAGCCCACAGATAATAGATCATAACAGCAAATGGAATATAATGCAGTAATAAAAATACAATAATACTCTTGCAAAATAAGTCTTAAATAGCTTGTAACGTATTTATCCTATATTTTATTGACTACGATTATAAAACGCCTTAAAAAGGCAAATACAGCGTTATACAAGCATATCAAAATATAGTTGTATAGTCCTAATTGTTATATAGCCCGGACAGCTGCGACAGATCACCGGGAAGCCTGGACAAGCTACGCACATAAGCGGACAAAATGCACCAATTTACACGGTACGCAAATAAAGCATAGCCGTACATAGCTATACAAGGCTATTATACACCCATAGCCGCAGACAGTCAATAAACCATGCAACACACTATAAAGCGTTTTAAAGGCTCATAAACGGCTTATAATGCAAACGTGGCATAAATCACCATTAACAGCATTAAAAGCCATTTACGGATAAAAAAGCGCATTAATTGATTGACTTATGGTATTAACTTTGCAAGGCGCATCTGGCAGAATGCCAAAAAACCGCTTGCACGCCGTGAACGTGCCGACAGGCTGGAAACCGGGAAGCGGTGAAAAAATCATTCGTTTATAACAATGTTGAAATCATCATCAATATAACCAATAAATTTTATATTATCCTGGTTATATTCGTTTTTATATGTTTTACATATGCGTACATGCTTAAAATTTCCATCATACGAAACATCTAAGCCCATAGCATGTATTTTTTCATTTACTTCAAGTTGCTTTCTTACATTTTCATTAAAAGTTGAATTTTTCATGCTTTTATCTTTCTTCCCTTCACCCTGGGAGCCAGGATATAAAAAGACGCGCCCTATTATTTAAAAGTCATTTTTGTAACAGCTGGAAGACTGCGGAAAAATTCCCGGCGGTCGTAATCATCTTTAATATTGAATTGTCTGTCGCTTGTGGGGATGATTTCGCCGCCGATAAGCTCCATGCAGGAAAGTTGTAAACAGTCCACATTTTTCGTCGATCGGTGCAAGGCGTACCGCATTATAGACCTTTTACCATCCCGGCGCTTTACCGGGGGCATATCCCAATAAGCTAATTTAATAACGCCGGCAGCAACAGACACAAAAATTTCTATTGCTTCTTTTCTGGCTTTTTCTTCGATTGTATCAACTGTGGAAAAGTCGCCGCTTTTTATGGCGGCGATAGTCTGCTTTGGTGTTGGTTTTATAATCTTATTTGTCATTTTTATAACCCTCCGTAAATTTTACTATGTGTTACAAATGCAGGCTTTTGCGTGTAATCAGTCCAGACAACGCACCCTTTGCTATTTTTACATAAATATGACCCGTTGTTGCTTGCCTTTAACACATGCAATATTTTTTTGTTAACCTTTATAATATCGTGTTCTTCTATTGCTTTCATTTTAAAACCCTCCATAAGTTTTATTTTTCTTATAACACTTATTCCAAAAATCAACGACTTTTTCCGCTTCTTTTTTTGTGCTGCAAATATTTGCGGAAGTAATACCGGGGACTTGCAAGGAAAATAATAAATTATCAGAGCTTGAGACCCGAAGAACAGAAGCAAAGTTTTTATTGTTTGTGCGTGTTGAAATTGCTATGTAATGGTATTTCATGTATTAACCCTCCAATATTTAGAAAAAACAGGCGGGAAAGCCCCGCCCGAAATTGTTTATTTAATTCAAACAAGCGTTTATTTTCCCTTCCAGATGCGGGAACGCTTCACAAATTTCTCGCACGCTGTCGGCGTAATAATCGCCTACAATATCACCAAAAATCTTGATATTTCCAGAATAAAAACATCCGAGATCATTAAACCAGATATCAAGCCCGGTTGCCTGCTCCTTTTTGTCGTTGTACCACATGTCAATTTTTATCATGTTTTTTGTTCCTCCTGATTTTATTTTAAAAGGCCGCCGGGGAAATGCTCCCCGGTACGCTTACCGGTCTAATTAAATTTAACTTTAAGCGGCTTTATAATTCCGCTTCTCAATTCTTCAAGCGCGATTTTATTTACTTCATTTGTAAAATAATCCACCTTGTAAGAATCAATAATTTTGTTCTGATTGTCCATTCTTTTATAAAACTCTAATGTATCATCTTCCCAGTACCACACAAAATAAGTATGCAAAATGTAATTTTTATCATCATAGACGCGTTTACAACGTCTTTTGCTTCCATTCATTAAAAAAATATCTTCTGGTGCTTCTAAAGTGTCATACTCTGCATTTGAACAATGGTGCTCTATTTCTTTATATGTCCAGATAACCGCGCCGCCCCATGTATTTTTTTTGGTCACAACTGCTCTTTTAGTTCTCAACCATGCTTGCATATCTTCTTTAGTTCTCCATGCATGGCTACTCATTCCAGCTTTAGAAGCAAAATATTGATAATCTCCGTTATTTTCTGCTTTTCTATATGACAAATGATATTTATCATGTGTTTTTGTGGAAAACATTTCTTCATTGTCGTTACATTCCCACAAATTAACAGTTGCGGTAAAATAAATTCCACCATTTGCACAAGCCCCAGCATTTCCCCAAGTCCAAAAAGTATTGCTTGACGTGCCTTTATATGTAAATTCATTTTCTTTGTGATGGCTGAATGCACCGCCCGAAGTGCTACCACATAACTGACTATCACAAATACTCAAATGCACTCCGGCATTTTCACAAAGTTCTATATTTTCTTCCCTCTTCATTGTCGCTGTTGCTTTTGGAAAATATTCCCCATATTCGTTTGTGTACTCTACTACATCATATTTTTGAATGGCTTTTACTGAGCGCGTTTCTTCAATCATTTCAATAATGCGGTTTACTTTTTTTACGTCTGAATCTTCAAGTCCGTAATAGCTATCAAAAAGCTCATTCTCTTTCTTTAATGTTTCAAGTGTGTATTTCTTCATTGTTTTTTACCTTCTCCCCTGTTATAATGGGATTGCCTTTCTTTTTTAGTTTGGTGCTGGCTGTTTGTCTTGGTAGGATGCAGCCAGCTTTTTTATTTTGTTTAGGAACTAGAATTTTTCAATTAATCGGATTCGGTTCCTTATGTCCTCATTGGCTTGAGTGGTTCGGGCGGTTCCGGTTGTTTGTCTCTTGTGTTCCTTTGTTGATGGTTATATAATATCACTAATTTTAGGGAAAGTCAATACATAAATCACAAAAATAAGTGAAAATTTTTCTTGACATTTAGATCGCAAAAAGTTACATTATATATAGAAATAAAACAGGAGGAAAGAAAAATGCTAGAGTATAAAATCGATGTAATAAAAGAACTTTCAAATATTGGTATAAATACAACAGTTGCAAAAAATACCGGGATTTTTGGACAGGCTACAATGAAAAAATTTAGGGATAGAGATACTAATATATCTCTTGATAACCTTAATCGGCTTTGCGCAGTTCTGGAGATGCAGCCAAGAGACATTTTGAAATATGTAGAAACAGAAAAAGATAGATCAGATTATATAAATATAATTCACAAAAAAGAGTGATAAATACATTGACAAATCACAAAATATAGTGATATAATAAAGACAGTTAAAGAAGAACAGCACAGCCCCAGACAGGGACAGATCAGGAGGGAAGAAAATGACTGGTGAAGAAAGAATTAAACAATTAGTCGAAAAAGGATGGAAAGTAGTAAAGGATGAAACCACATGGTGTCGTTACGTGGAACTTGAAAATGAAGTTGCAAGAAAAAGCCGCGATCCGTTTGGAAATTCTACTGGCGAAGACTGGATGTAGACTATACACAGGCAGGTTACAATTTACAATGGTGGCGATTGGGAAGAAACAAGAGGATAAAAGGAGGAAAAGAACATGGAAATTAAAATTTATTGCAATTACGGAGTCTTAGGAGCGGAGAAAAGGAAGAAATACACTTTCGGCGGTCCAGATAGCACGGCAGACTGCTTTGATGAACTGATGGTAGAAATACCAGAAGGATGGGAGCCGTTTAAAAATACCATGGGAAAATTAATGGTAAAAGCTCCATGGGGATGGGACTACGAAATAAACGAAGTTTTACAGGGGGACAAAAATCCTTGCTTTTACGCATTAGACAAGAATATGGATGGACATAGAAAATATTTAAAAATTATAGGATAATCAAACTTTCAGGAGGATAAAAAAATATGAAAAAAATATATTATCACGAGATTACAATGTCCCAGAGTTACAATGAGGGGACAAAAGAACCGATTTACTAAGTATGCAAAGAACAATTTCAATGTGAATACTCGGAGGAATGGACAGAAGATGACGAAGACCCCATAAAAGATTATGTGGAAAATATGATTGAAAATTCTTCTGACGAGAGTTTCAAAGAAAACGGTTATTCTTGGGATGAAAACGCAGCTATCAATTTCTCAACAGTTACATTTTCGGGAGCAAGCCATATTTTATTTAAGAATGGGGAACCAATAGAATTGTATTACGTAGAATGAAAAAAGGACAACTTTTTTGGTTGTCCAATCTCCATTAAATAATAAATATTTTTCAATTCACACCTAAATTTTAGGTATAATAAATATAGCATATAAAAATATAGTTGTCAATAAGAAAAAGCCCTGGGATAATTCCTAGGGCTTTTAAAATGCTTATTTGTGGCGGCTATGGACAGAGTACAGACCGCCGCCGAGCCTGTTAATATTTTAATAACACAGCTTTTAGCAAATTGTCAAGAAAAATATTTTTAAAATACCGCTTGACATTTTTCTAAAACTTCTTTAAGCTCTCAGATAACGAGAGCTGACGGAACTCAGGAAGGGCAGAGGCTGAAAGTACACAGAATCGTTAATTAAATAACACGCATAACAAGCCAGATCACGCCGGATAGAAACTCCTGGAAGGTCTGGCTTTTATTATGCAAATCTGTGAAAATATAGTCGCCCTTATATTATATATAATTATATAATTATTCTCTGCCCTTCCTAGATTCCTAAAGCTGGAGTTTATTAAAAGATATGCTATACAGTACCGTATAATAATATATAAGATATAAATATAAATAAAGATTATAATATAATACCCTAATTATTATTTATTAATTATTGACAAAATAATGGGTTTTATTTTATGCAAAATTAAATTTGACAAGATATTAAAAACTGTGTTAAGGTATCAGCAACAAAGAAAACAGAATATTTTATTTAAGTTTTAGAGAATGTACCCGAACACCCGGAAGTTTTCCGGGAATAAGCTTTACCTGGTGACATTCTCTTTTTTTATTTGAAAATTAACGTGTTAAAGTGAGGTGATAATATGAAAGATAATACAGTAAATGTACAAGACGTAGATATCTATTTAGATAATATTAATATATATGCTGATGAATATATAAATACTGTATTATGTATATCACCAGATAACGAAAACTATAAGAAAGAAGTATCAGATAGCTTTGTGGATATGATTTTTTATATTGCAGATCATATACAAAAACCAAGTAATGACAATATAGAGCTATTAGATAAAATGTTTAATACTTATGTGAGATTATGCAGTAAATATCATGTATTACCAACCCTAGAAGTATTTAGCTTTTTAGTTGGGATTAATCGTACAACGTTTACTGACTGGATGAATGGAGTGTATAGAACAAACTCGTCACATGGTGACACGGCTAAAAAATGGTTTGATATTTGTAAAAACTGCGCAATCAATAGATTGCATAATCAGACCGGAACAAATGCGAATTTGATATTTGTTGCAAAAGCCGCCTATGGCATGGCGGAAACTGCACCAGTACAAGCCGCGCAGCAATACGGAGTACCACAGCAGACAGCCCAGCAGATCGCAGAGAAGCACAAAGCAGCTTTGCAGCTTCCAGAGATGGAAAAGCCGGAGCTTTAAAGTCTGGCAGAGTACAGAATCGGTAAAAATGTACATGATGGACGGACAAAAGGCAGTAAACGCATGGAATTATGCAACATGTACAGTAATTGCAATTATAATTGTGCATGATGTATAGATTTTTAAGGGCATCTATATAAAAAACAAGTGTTTATCAAACAGACCGAATATTCTGACAATATAAGACGCTGGACAGTTCAGCAGGACGCCCCCGGGAGGGGTATATATAAAAGCCATCCAGGGCGCAGTCAGTAGCCCGAGTTTCTGAGAAAACAAAAAAGCCTCTTTCACCATAGAGAAGCACTACTTAATGGAGCATGATATGAGAAAATGGTTGAGCCAAGAAGAAAAACAGAATATTGGTACTGTCTGTTGCAATTGTGGCGCAACAGAAGATATTGAATATCATCATATTGTGCCACTTTCATTAGGCGGCAATGATGTTAAGAGTAATATTGTTCCTTTATGCTATAAATGCCATAAAGCAGCTCATATGGGACAACACATTAACCATTACAGAAACAATAGCCGCGGCGGAAGACATTCAAAAGCAAGTATCGAGAAGAATTATCACGTATTTGACCAATACATTAAAGGAGAGATTGGATGTAAAAAAGCGCAGCAATTACTTGGATATTCTGATAGGACAACAATAATCAGCCGACCCGTGTTTAAGAACTATATCCAGTCACTTGGAATTAAGAGCGTTAGAAATATTGTTGATGTAACTGCCACAAACAGCGTGGAAGGTCTTTCAGATGGTACATATGTTGGTGAAATAATTTACATGGATGGACACAAAGAAAACATCTACTACAAGGACACAAGCGCAAATGATATTGAGTATGTGAAGCGTCAATGCTCATAGCCGGGAGGACAGGACATGGGAAAATCAGAAAGAAAAGAACCAATTCAATCCGAATCCATCCGAATCCGATTTTCCGAAAAACAGAAAAAAAGGCTCCTGGAAGAGAAGAACCGGACAGACAGGAGTGTATCGGATATTGTAAGACAGGCAGTTGATGAATATTTCGGGAGGAAAAGGCGTGCTTAAATTTTTCTCAAAAATAAAAAAGGCGTTTCCGAAACAGAAGCACTATACAAAAACGAAATTGAAATTCATACAAAGGCAATATTGCAAGATGGCAGATTGTACAACACGGAAACGGCTACGTTTGTTTGCGATTGCCAATATGGATTACAGTCTCTTTTTATCACAAAAAATAAAAGATGGTTTACAGCATTATGTAGCTTACAATCATGCGGAAACAGAGTTGACGAAAATGGTAATTTGATATCTGAACATAAAAAAGTATATTACAATTTAAGCTGTGCGAGTGAAGAATATGCAAAAGAAATTTTAAGCGCTGCCAGCATTGATTTATACAAGAAATATTTCGGGGAGGTGGAAGAAGGATAATGAATTATTTTTTATACAGTATTGGGGATAATGTTCGTTCATGTGAAAAAGAAGAGTATATTCCAAGAGATGCTACTGGCATACTTAAAGTACAAAACGGAGAAGTATTTTCAAAGGAAAACGGAGAATGGAAAAAGTTATCCATGCTATACGCACCAATAAGTGATAACAAGGATAGTCTTCCAGAATCCCCCATTGATGTAGCGTCCATGCTTATCAATGCAACCGTGGAATGTGAACCACCCGAAGAAGACTTGGTGCTGTCCCCATTATTGGAGCCAAAGCCATACGAAATTCCAAAATACGACATTCTACAGTTGGAAGAGATTGCGAAACACATTCTTCTCTACTGCAAAACTAAAAGAAAGGGGTATGAAGATGTCTTTAGTAAAAATCACAAGCCCCAACCCCTATGATTGGCATGGCACAAAATATTTCATTGATGGAAATGAAGTTCCGAGAGTAAGATCAATAAATTTTCATACCGCAGTAGATGAAATTCCAGTATTTGATTTTGAAATGATGGCTGTTCCAGACATTGAAATGGAGTGCTTGGCACAAATTAGTGTCACTTCTCAATCAATTACTGATGCAATTTTAGTTTTAAGGCACGAACTGTTACAACATGGGGAAATTTACAATGGATTCAAATCAAGCCTAAAATCGGCTTTAGAATCCTACAATTACTGTGGAATGCCATTTGAGCCAGAAGAAGAAATTGCAGAAAAAATTCTGGACTTTTTAATTGGGGAGGAAAAAGACAATGAATGAACTTGATGTTATTGGAGTTGCATCAAATCTCATGTTTTTTGTAATTGTTATTGCAGGTGTACTGGCAATGCTTGATGAAAGGAAAATTAATTGCTTGCAAGCTCTGTTTTATTTTTTAATGGAAGTTGTGTTTATTCTGAATATTTTCTTGATTATGAGGTGACAAATGTATTTACCAATTCCAATTGGAATTATCCCGATCGAGTTAATCGAAAGGGTTAAATTCATAAAAGCACCACTTCGACTTAATCCATGTAGGCTCGGAAAAGCCTACGAAAGCGAAAAGTCGATGCATCCAGAGTAGCGAATAACAATCTTTATAGGATAAAAGTGCTGGACTTTATATATCACGCCCCTGGATTAATGGTGCGCCAGGGGGTAATGGGCTATCGCCAAGTGGTAAGGCCGTGGAATTTGACTCCACAATTCGTTGGTTCAAATCCAACTAGCCCAGTTTGCAGTAGTTAATATGCTGCAAAAATGTTCTTTTTTTTCATAAGAAACACCTCTAGCCTTCTAGCCCAACGGGGCTGATTAAAGGGACTTCAAATATCCCGGAAGGCGTATCTGAAGTATCAGGAGTATTTCAGAAAACCTTTGTTATAGTTGGTGGTTAAGAACTGTAACAGTGCCAGTTTGGTTACCAGTATTGCCAACTGGTATCTCAGGAAGCTTAGTTCAGCGGTAAGAGCAACGGCCTCATAAGCCGTAAGTCCTTGGTTCGAATCCCAGAGTTTCCATTTCTTCTAAATGCCATTCATCCGTAATATGGGTGGAAAAAACTTCCAGTTGAGTGTGTGGATTATATTCGTGATAACTATGATATGGAAAAATTTACGAAGATATAAGGTTGGAGGAATTTCAGGTGAACGGTGTTGAAAAAAACAAAAGAATTTTAGAATTGGAAAAGGAAAATAAAAGACTTGTAGCCAAAAACAAAGAACTCGAAGAAAAACTCGAAAAAGCCAATTCGATTGTTATGGCATATACAGAGGAGCTGCAAACCAGAGAAGTTATAAAAGGTGTTTGGGAGACGCAATCGCTACTGGTATCTTCACAATCTGATACGGAAAACAGTAATCAATGGTACAGTGAACGACATCAGTCCGATTGCATCACAATCAATTAGCTTTATACAACAATAGATGTTATAGTTGACCGATACGCTAATTTAAGGAAAAACAAAGGAATGTGCTGATATGGGTGAGAAAGACAAGTTAAGGCGTTTATTTATAGGAGATGAGGAAATATCCATATCGGGAATACCAGAGTTTCCAGGAGATTTAATTGCTTATGCATTACAGACTTTTGATACACAAAATAATTCTGTTATCTTCGCAGGAAAATCACTTGAATTTGAAACCGAATTTAAACTCACTAAAGAAAATGCTTTGCTCTTTGCTTTTCCAGATCGAATAAAACAGAACAATTTCCGTAAAATGCACGGTATTCCGAAACGGAGGAAAATTAATGGTACCAGGAAACGCAGATTATGACCTTGACGGAGCTTTATTGCGTGATGAAGCCGTATATCTAAAGAAACTACATTCAGAGTATCTAGTATGCGATGATTTAAAGATTGGAAATATTGAACCAATATCAAAAGAAGTGTTGAACAATATAGAAATCACACAAAACAAAAAGATTGTTTACGGAACTTTTGGAACATTTTCCATTAATGATTTGCCAAAGCAATTGAGGGAGAAAATTAATGAGCATTAAGTCAGCATTAGAATCCGAAGGGATAGATTTTTCTAAATACATGAACCCACCCGAACCGTGGAATGGACAGGCATTGATACGGAATATCAATGGAACGAAATACGCTTGTTGTCCTTTTTGCCAGAAGAAAGCACTTCTGATTAGCCCAGAGACAAAAATTCAGCATCTTAAATTGAAATGCAAGGGTAGCAATTGTAAGAGAGAGTTTGAGGTGAATGTATGAGAATTGTGGTTAAAAGGATTCCGATTGAGATCATCGAACTTGGAATAGAAACATATGCGCAGATTGATATCGAGGAAATTCTTTTTACATCTTATCCGCCAATTACAAAGACCGTTTTAAAATTTTATACTGAGTACACTGCATTTGAATTTCAAAAGGAATATTCAGTAAAAATAAAAAATGATGATATGGTCATAAAATGTTATATTGGAGGACTTTCAAATATTCTAATTCAAAAAGATGCAGGAGAAAGAACTTCTGTTAAATGGTATAAGGTTATATGCGATTCAGAGGTACATGATGAAAATAATCCTTTGACTTGTTATATAAACCCACATTATCCAGAAACAAAACTTGATAAAGCTATAAAAAGAATCAATGAATCACAGAAATTTGATTCAGTATTCAAAATTGACATTGATGAATTTTTTGAACGACATACCAGAAGGGAATTGGCGCATATCGCACATGAAATTATCAATTATTTGGAGGAACCAGATGAACATAAAACGGATTAAATGCATTTTGACAGGTGGATGCAAGTTCAAAAGTTCGGATACAGAATCAAAATGTAATGATAAAGAAAAGACTTGCACCATTACAGAGACTTGCTACAAATGCGGGAAAAAGTATACATCCATATTTACCTATAAGCACTTAGGGATTCCGGATTGAGGTGAACGTGTGAATAAAATCAGAAAGATATGTTGGATAATCACTAATTTTATTATATTCAGGTGGGTAGCAGATTATTTGATAGGCACAATTCAAATGATGATTGAAAATCATTGGGGATTTTCGGCGTACCATTACTGTTTATGGCAGTATTCGCAGAGTGGAAAGTAATTGAAAATATTTTTACGGAAATAAATAAGTAAACCAGTCAAGAGAGCCACATGAGAGCCAGACTAAATCCTGAAAAGAAAGGAGGTCTGGCTCTATTTTTATGTCAAAAATTACAGAAGGTTCGCTTGAATGGTATCGGGCAGTTCTGAATCAGATCATTAGTAGTGACATGACAATCTATCAGAACCAAAAAGATTGCCTTGATTTGCTCTTAAATATGAATATTGACCTTCCTTTCAATAAGAACAAAGAAGCACGGAAAATGGCTATGAAAGTAAGTCAATACTCACATAACATAGCAGAGAAGTGTGCTGCATTAACTGGCAGTGGTGATTTTGATGATATTTACTGGCAGTATTTGTTATTGGAAGCACCACATTTATTTGAAAGTTACTTGCTTTATATGGAAAAAAACAGACCAGGCAGCAAGAAATTTTATATTCCACGAAGAAAAACACTACATGTGGTAGCCCAAGACTTACAGGATTTGGAAGAAAGAAAAATAGAGTTTTATGGTTTATCGCTTCCAAGCCGTGTTGGAAAATCTACTATGTGTATTTTCTTTATGTCTTGGATAATGGGTAAAAGACCGAATAGCCATAGTGCCATGGGCGGTCATTCTGGAAAACTGGCAAAAGGATTCTATGGAGAACTTCTTAACCTCATTAATACACAGGAATACAACTACAGTGAAATTTTTCCGCAATCGAAACTTCAAAAACAGAGTGCTGATGATTTTGAAATAAACCTGGACAAGCCAGACCGATTTGCAACAATGACTTGCCGTGGTATTGAAGGTACTTGGACAGGTGCCGTTGATATTTCTTCTGATGGGTATTTGTACGTGGATGACCTTGTAAGAGATAGGCAACATTCATTAAGCCCTACCCGATTGGAAAATACATATCAAGAATATCTGAACAAGATGGTTGACCGTAAGATTGATGGTGCAAGAGAACTTATGGTTGGAACCAGATGGAATTTATATGACCCTCTTGGAAAAATCGAGAAGCTAAATCGGGATAATCCAATGTATCGGTTTAGAAAAATTCCAGCTTTGAATGATGATGGTGAATCCAATTTCGATTATGAGTATGGCGTTGGATTTTCAACAAAATATTATGTCGATATGAAAGCCAGGTTAGACGCTAACGAATGGGAAGCCAAATATCAGCAAAAGCCCTTCTTACGTGAAGGAATTGTGTTTGCAGCTGACGAATTAAGATATTATAACGGCGTTCTCCCAGAAGGTGGATTTGTTAAAAATGTTTCTGCTTGCGATGTTGCGTGGGGTGGTGGCGATAGCTTATCAATGCCAGTGGGTGCAGAATACGAAAATGGAGATGTATATATTTATGATTGGATTTTTAGCACAGCACCAAAAGAAGGAACATTGCCATTAGTTGTTGGAAGAATCATGGGAAATAATATTCAATCCATCAATTTTGAAGCAAATAATGGTGGAGATATGTATGCCTATTATGTAAACGAACGCTTGAAAGAACATAAATACGCTTGCAGCACGACAAGTACAAAAGCACCTTCAAAACAAGCAAAAAAAGAAAAAATAAATCAATATTCCGGGGATGTTAAGCAAAATTTTATATTTTTGGCTCCGAAATATCAAGATAAACAGTATCAAAAGGCTATGGATGAATTAACGACCTTTGTATATATTGGCGATAATGAGCATGATGACGCCGCAGATGGAGTTACACAGCTTGCAATAACGCTTGCCGGCAAAAGATTTGCAGAAGTAAAAGCAACCAAAAATTTTATGTGGGGAAGGAGATAGAGTATGATGACTACAGCTCAATATTTACGACAAATTGAAAATTATGATAACAGAATCAAAAACAAGCTTATCGAAGAAGAACAGCTCAGTTCTCTTTCCACAAGTGTATCTGCAATTCCAGTTGGGGAAAAGGTGCAAACTTCTGTAAAACGTGATCCGATGGGAGATATGGTTGCAAAAATATTTGATCTGCGAGAAGAAATTTCAAAAATGATATCCGAATTTTTACAAAAAAAACAGGAAATAGTCCGAACCATAGAACAGGTTGAAGACCCGTTGCTGTACAACATACTATTTAAGCATTATGTTGAGTACAAATCATTGGTTCGTATCGCAGACGAGATGGGATATTCTGAAATACATATTAAGAAAAAACACTTAAAAGCTTTGGCAGAAGTAAAAAAGATAAAAGGTTTCGAAAGATGATACCGAAGTATACTGAAAGATACTTTTAATATGTGTAGAATATAAAGTAGAGCATTGGATTAAAACATCCAGTGCTTTTTATTTTGTAGAAAGGATGGTTCGGCTTTGAGAAATACAATGAATTTTGTAGATTTATGCCGAGGTGAGTTCGGGCGAAAAGTAGCCTATACAGGCGTTGACCGAATCACTCCACAAAATGTAGTAAAAGTAGTATCAGATACAATTGGCATACATAATAGAAATCGAACATTGATTGATTACTTGTATCGGTACATGAAAGGCGATCAGCCGATATTGTATCGAAATAAAATAGTACGTCCAGAAGTTAATAACAGAGTGGTTGAAAATCACGCATTTGAAACTGTAAAATTTAAAGCTGGACAGATTTGCGGGGAACCAATCCAATATGTATGTAAAAAGAAAAATGCAGACAAAAAAATAAATGAGCAAGTTGACCTACTGAATGATTATCTGGATGAAGCCAATGCAGATGCAAGAAACATCCAGAGAGCAATATACCAAAGTGCAACAGGAACATCTTATAAGGCTATTCTGAAAGAAGAGGACTGGACAAAAAACGGAGATTTACCACCGTTTAGAATCTTCATTCCATATCCAGGTGATTGTTACATTGTATACTCACAGAGAAATGGGAAACCAATGCTTTCCGTGCAGATTTTAAAAGATGAAGATGAACAACAATACTACTTATGTTATTCAAAGAACCAGTTTTTCAAAATCACGAATGGAAAAGTAACCGAATATGGCATCAACGGTTTTGGTGGGATTCCTATTGTTGAATGCCCGAATAATCACGATAGACTTTCAGATGTTGAAATTGCAATCACCTTATTTGATGCAATTAATAAATATCAGTCTGATAGATTAAATGGCGTGGAACAGTTTGTGCAAGCCTTTATGAAATTTAAGAACTGCGAGGTAGACGAAAACGAGTTTTTGAAAATGGTAAAACTTGGTGCTATTTCTGTTAAAGATACCGGAAATGGCTGTCAGTCGGATGTTGAACTGATGACCGCTGAACTGAATCAATCAGAGAGCCAGGTTGCAAAGGATGATATCTACAATAATATGCTGATTGTGGAAGCAATGCCAAACCGCCAAAGCAATAGCGGAGGGGATACAGGAAATGCCGTATACCTTCGTAATGGATGGGACTTCGCAGAGAGAGATGCAAAATTGGTAGAAGCATTCACCAAGGAAGCTGAAAAGGAGTCTGCTAGAATTATTCTGAATATTATCCGTGGTACATCAAATGATGTTAATATCTCAACGCGAGATTTCGATGTAAAGATAACCAGAAACCCGACAGACAATATGCTTGTAAAAGCACAGGCACTTGATTATCTGTTCAAAAATAAAATTCATCCGCTTATTGCACTGATTACTTGTGGGCTATTTAGTGATCCACAGAAAGTTTATGAAATGAGCCTTCCTTATCTCGGAACAATTTATCCAGAACTGGCAGGCCCAAAAGCAGAAGTGCAGAAAGCTCAACAATTACTGGATAAAAAATTTCAGAATCCAATCAATAAAGGCGTGATAGATAATGAATAAAGCCTTACAGTTTGATGAATTAAATGTTTTATCAGAGAACCGCAGAAGTGAACCGTACGAAGAATATTTCGATAAAATGTCCATTTCCGATAAGCAAAAAAGACTAAGAATAGCTTTTTCCAAACAGATGGAAGAAGTTATTCTTTTTTGTTTGTCACTGATAGAAACAATGATTGAAAATGAAGAAGTTGACCAGGAATATATAGAAGATGAGTTATCCGAACAATACCTTGCGATAGCAGCTATATATTTTGCTGCTGATGACTATATCACAGATTATGTTAGACAATTCTCACATGATGTTGTTCAATCCACATTTGATCACATTAAAGAAGAATATTTTCTTTCCAGAGACAGGGCAATGTTTATTTCTGAATGTGAAGCCAACACTTCGTTAAATTACAAGGAATACACGGATGCAATTAAATCTGGCAAGAAATATAAAACATGGAAAGACATAGGAGATAAAAGAGAGCGCAGAACACATCTTGAAGTTGGTGGAACGACAATTCCAATCAAGGAGTTGTTTGCAGTCGGTGACAGTTTAATGCTTTTTCCAAAAGATACTTCACACGGAGCTTTTAGCAAAGAAATTGTGAACTGTCGTTGCTCAATTCAATACAGTTAATTAGGGACGAGAAATCGTCTCTTTTTTATTACACAAAAATAAAATGCACCCCGATAGCGTGAACATGGGAGACACCTTATGTTGAGCGAACAACGTTAAAAAGCGTACTGGTGAAAGGAGATTTCAATGACAAGAGAAGATGTAAAAAAAATTTTTCCAGAAGCAACTGACGAGCAGATTACTTCATTTCTGAATCAGTCCAATTCTGATGTGGCCAGAGAAAAAGCGAAAGCCCAGAAGCTGAAAGAGGATGCAGAAAAAGCAGAAGCACTGGAAAAAGAGCTGGAAGAACTCAAACAGCAGAACATGACGGAATCCGAGAAAGCAGAACTGGAACGCCAGAAAGAAAAAGCGGCAAATGAAAAAAGAATTTCAGACCTTGAATCTGCACTTGCAACGTCCCAGAGAGAAGCCCTTGTAGGAAAGATTACTTCCATTTTTGCTAATGCAGGAATGAAAGGAGATGCTTACACCGGAGCGATCAAAGCTTTTTCCAACATGAATGCGGATGATGCTCTTAAAGAAGCACAGACTTTTGTTGATGGAATTTCCGCAGAAAATAAAACAGCACTTGATACCGCAAAAGCAGCTTGGGAGAAAGAAGCATTGGAAAATACTCCTAATCCAGGAGGCGGTAGCGGCGGCAAACCTACAGTGAAAAGTGATGCTGCTGAATTTGCAAAAGCTTACTCAGCAAAAATGAACCAGGAAACCAAATCAGCGGACGATAACGCCCCTGTAAATATTTAAGTAAAGGAGATATAAATAATGGCTTTTATGAAAACAGAGCAGTATGAGTCCACTCCAAATATTCTCGAATCTGAGGTTGGACTTGTACTTAAAACCTACACAGCAGACCAGACAAATGCTGAAACAGTTGGAAATAAGAAAATTATTAAAGCAGGTTCCGTATATCCAACAAATGCGACAGGTGCAATCGGCATTGTATTTGAAGATGTTGATATGACAGATGATGCTAAGAGACCAATTTCCGTAATTGTCGCAGGCCGTGTTCTCGAAAAGAGACTTCCAGTAACAGTTGACACTACTGCAAAAACAGAGCTTGAAAAAGCAGGAATTGTTTTTGCAGTCACAGAAGACCCAGAATTTTAAGGAGGTATGACAAATGCCATTTAATGTATTAGAAACAATCACAGAGGAAGAGAGACTTAATTTCTCCCAGAGCTTTAATGTAAAAAGACCTGGCATCCTCGGCACAATCTTTCCAGACACAAAGACACAGTATTTGAAAGCTGAATACTATAGACTTATGGCTGGACAGAGACTTCCAGAGGTAGCTTTTGTTCATGCACTTGATACAGAAGCAGAAATCGGTTCCAGACCTGGTTTCGAAAAGGTACTGACCGAGAAACTTTTCATCAAGCGGAAAATCAATCAGTCTGAGAGATTACAGCAAGCTATTGAAAATGGTGTGCCGGATGACGAAAATCTCAAGAAATTCGTATTTGACGATGCAGCTAATCTTTTTGAGGGCGTAGTTGCAAGAGCAAATGTCATGAAAGGCCAGTTTCTTTCCACTGGCATTGTAAAAGTCAAGGAAAATCATGTGGATATGAGCATTGATTACGGCGTTACATCCGATGCAAAAGTAACACTTACCGATTGGTCTAAGCCAGACGCAGATATCATGGGTGATATCTCAAAAATGGTAGCCATTGCAGAAGATAACGGATATGTAGTAAACAAAGCCCTTACTTCTCTTAAAATGATTAATTACATGAGAAATAACACTGCAATGCAGACCGCAGTTCTTGGAGCTGCAAACAAACGTCTTCTGACAAAACAGGAGCTTACAAATCTGCTTATGCAGGAGTACGGATTCACAATTGATCGCTGTGATGAAAAATATCGTTACAGAAAAGCAGACGGAACTCTGAAAACAGGAAGATATTTCAAAGAAGATGTATTCACTCTGTACGAAGCAAATGCAAATGGTTCCTTTGGTTCTGGACTTTGGGGCGCAACACCGGAAGAGCTTGAATACAGACAGTTTATCCAGGAAGAGAACCGTTCCTTTGTAACTCTGTCCATGTGGGCTACAAAGGATCCAGTTGCAGTATGGACAAAGGCATCCGGCATGTTCGTTCCAGTCGCACCAAAAGCCAACGGTGGTATCGTGATCGGTACCAAGGGGGAATAACCGGGCATAGTCTCGATGAAAACAGCCAGTCACCATCTGTAGCAAGTGTTTATGATGAATCAACACATAAGTATACAGAAAGCGAGTTGTCTAATATGACTGTATCACAGTTGAGACAACTTGCTAGTGATAACGGCTATGCCCTGACAGCAACTAATAAGGCTGGAATAATATCAGAGATTTTATCTCAGCAAAGGTAGGTGATTAAGTGGACGAACAGCTTATAGAGGATTTGACAAATTATCTTGAAGATGATGCAGAAACTGCGAGGATGATTCCTCTTTCGGTAAAGAGGGCTATTCGTTCATTTAAGAAGAAAAGGAATTATCCTTCATCCTACAGTGATGAGAAAATAAATTCCGATATGGAAAATTGCTATGATTGCATATTTGATTTAGCTCTCTTCTTCTTGGTGAAACAGGGAGCTGAGTTTCAAGGATCACATTCCGAATCTTCTGTAAATAGAAATTGGAATTCTGAAACTGAAATCTATGTAAATCATGGTGTTTTTCCATTTATCGGATTCTAAGATGGTGTGTGCGTGATACGTCAATCCTCCCACGTATCGCAGGGGTGCTTCAAATTAGGTGGGTAGAAGCAATATCTTAAAAAATGGGAGTGATGGAAAGGAATAGCGATGGGATGTGAACACGAGTGTATCAACGAACACCGCTTGAAAGAATTGGAAAATGCCGTCCATGAGATGAAAGAAAAGCATTCCAAAAGGGATGGAGTTTTTTTTGAGCGTATTAATGCGCTGGAACAGAAAATTGCTTTATACAACAATGATCTGGGACACATTAAAGATACAGTTGACGAGATGAACGACAATTTAAAATCACTCATGGAAAAGCCAGGAAAATTGCAGGACAAAATTATTGCTTATGTTATAACTGGCATAATTGGTATTGTTTTAGGGTTTGCCCTTAAAGGCATTTTCCCGGTGTAAATATTGATTCCACTAACAGGGAGGACGGTGGAATGGATGATTATAAAGACTTTTCGGAAGATGAAAGAATCTTCTATTTGCGTGAAGCTGGATTTGATTCCAGAGAAAAAGAGTTATTCCGATTGCGTGTTTACGAAGAAAAAACACTTGCAGAAGCTTCAGAAATCATGGGCTACAGCCCAAGAACCGTAGACCGCATAAACAGAAAATTAAAGAAGAAAATTATGAAAGTTGCCTCGATGTATTGTCGGGGCTTTTCTTTGTATTCATAGAAAATGGCGTATATGTGGCGTATTTATGGCGTTATCATGGCGTGTTAATCAATCCCTTATTATTGTAAAATATAGTTATAAAAACAAGGGAGGTTTGAGATATGCAGTATGGTAATCCGTATTTTGCGCAACCTTTTCAACAAATACAACCGTATCAAGATAGATTAGCACAATTGCAGAATAGTTATCAGCAGGCAATGCCATACGGACAGGCGCAGATTCAGCAACCAATACAGCAAATGCCACAAATCCCCATGCTACAAGGGCAGATGGTCGACGGTATTGATACTGTAAAGGCGAAAGACGTAGATATGTCTGGAAACCCTGTTTATTATCCAAAAACTGATGGTACAGAAATATATAAAAAGCAATTACAGGCAGATGGCAGAAGCAGAATTTTTGTTTACCGGATTATGAATCCAGACGAACAACGGCAACCAAAAGCAGAAGAAAAACCAATTGACATTGAAGCAATGTTTAATCAGCTTCGGAATGATGTTTGTTCTGAGATTTCAGAAATAAAGAACATGTTCCCGACACAATTATCGGGAACATCGGAACCTAAGCAGAATGGAGGTAAACAGAGATGAATTTCAATCCAAATGCCATGATGAAAAAGCAAGTTGAAAAAATGATTTCTCAGAGGTTCGGAAGTGTTGATAACATGATGAACGATATGAGTAAATTTGCTGGAAACAATCCAACATTAAAAAATGCACTGGATTTATACAAACATGGTGATACAGAACAGCTACACCAAGTCCAGCAAAATATATTTAAAGAAAAGAATTTTTCTCCCGAAGAAATTTTGCAAAAAATTTTAGGGATAAAATAACTTCCCCATAATTGGGTGATTAAAAATCGCTACAATTTGGGATGACAGCCGCGGATGTCTCCTATTGTAAATAAAATTTAAGGAGACTAAAAACATGATGAATGGTTCAAATTATAGTCTTAGCGACATTGCAGCCGCTACAGGCTCTAATAACCGTGCAAACGACATGTGGGGCGGCGATGGTTTTTCCCTTATCTGGCTTGTCCTTATTTTCGCAATCTTCGGCTGGGGCGGTTTCGGCGGCTTTGGCGGCTGGGGCGGCAATGGTGGAAACGGTACAAATGGTGCAGGTTTCCAAGGATGGGCAACCAGAGCGGATATCAACGAGGGCTTTGCTCTGAATGATATTCAGAATGGTATCAGAGGAATTCAGCAGGGTATTTGCGATAGCACATATGCGCTTAACAATACCATGCAGAGCGGTTTCAACGGTATGAATGTTGGAATGCTTCAAGGATTCAACGGAATTCAGCAGGCAATCAATGCTGATACTGTAGCTGGTATGCAGAATACCAACACATTACAGGCACAGCTCCAGAACTGTTGCTGCGAGACAAGAGAAGCTATCCAGGGCGTAAATTACAACCTGGCTACCAACACTTGTGCATTGCAGAACACAATGAACAACAACACAAGAGATCTTCTGGAAAACCAGAACAGCAACACAAGAGCAATCCTTGACTTCCTGACTAACGATAAGATTGCAACATTACAGGCAGAGAACTCTGATCTGAAACGT